CCGAATTCTTGCGCACTTCGCTGTAGGGCCAGGCGCCGAAGCTGTACGAGCTGCTTTCCGTGCTGACCCAACACTAGACTTCCACCAACTTGTTTGTGATATGATTAACGGCTTGACTGGCGTAGGTATTAGCCGTAAGTCGACTAAGACTATTAACTTTGGTTTGCTTTATGGCATGGGGCTTGACAAGCTTGCGATCAGCCTACAACTACCGGCTGATAAGTCAAAAGAACTCGTAGACTCGTATTTTGAAGCTTCGCCTTACGTGGCAAAAACTCTTGAGCATTACGCTAACGAAGCTAGCCGCGAAGGATATGTTTCTACCTTCCTTGGTCGAAAAGCGCGCTTTGACTTCTGGGTACCTAACAACCGTAACGGCCGATCAAAGACACCTTATCCGCGTGAAAAAGCTGTGGAAATTTATGGGCCAAACCTTCAACGCGTTGGCTTACATAAAGCAGTTAATCGCGTACTGCAGGGTTCGGCTGCTGACTGCCTAAAAGCCTCAATGTTAAAATATTGGGAAAGTGGTTTACAAGACGTGATGCCTATGCTATTGACTGTTCACGATGAAAATTGTTTCAGTTTTGACGGTAGTAAGCTACACCAAGAGGCGTTGCTTGAGGCTAGACACCAAATGGAAAATCCGTTTCCAGGCTTGCATGTGCCGTTGTTGTCGTCTTGCGATAGCGGTTTGAGTTGGGGTACAGTAGGCGAGTTGCCATATAATCAGATACTTACTGAAGGCGCATTTGTAGAAGCCTAATGTTCTAGGCAAAGTGGTGTACAGCTGCAGCTAACCTTGGCATAATTAACTCATCGAAACGAACAACGGAGCAAGACGAAATGAAAAACTTCTCAGCTAAAACCGCTCAAGACAAAGATATGCGTCAAGCTGTTCAAGACGCCATCGCGCATTACCAGTCAACTGGCGAACGTTGTTTTGCATCGGCGTTCAACGTGCTACTTTGGCATAGCGATAGACCTTAACCAACCCCGCCCACCTAAGGCCCCTTAATTGGGGCTTTGTCGGTAGGGAACAACCCTACTTTTTATTCTTACTAATGAACAAATGGAGTAATATCATGACTGAAGTAAACGCTGCTGAAACCAAAACCATCGCCATTGATACTATTGGCAAAGTACAAGTTGTTGCTGTTGTTTTTAGCGAGCAGCAAGGGCAAAAAGAATATCACTATTTCGCCCCAGAAAGCGCTCGTTCTGGTCAGTATGCAGCTGTTTATCAAGCGTCTGGTAACAGCGAGTTTCCGTTTAAAATCGTGCGTATTGTGCGCGACCACGTTATTGACGTGCATGGCCAAGCAACCAAATCCATTTGGGGTTCGTTCGACGAAGCTTTTGCCAAGCAAGTGCAAGAACGCACTGAGCATATGGCTCGTGTCAAAGCGCAACTGGCAACCAAGCGTCGTCAGTTTGAAGAGCGGGAGCTTTATACTGTAATGGCTCAGACCGACCCAGAAGTAGCAGCTTTGCTGAAAGAGCTTGAAGGTTCTGGCTTCTGATCAACCCACAGCGTTATAATGCGCCTAGCTTGCTGGGGCGCTTTCTTATTTCCGGAGAGTTAAATGGACTTGTTCAATATACCCCCTCCCGCAGGCCTTAAGCCAAATCTTGCTGGTAAGTTTGATGCGGCCAAGCAAAAATTCCCGTGCTTCGCATCGCCCAAGATTGATGGCATTCGGGCTCTTGGCACGAGAAGCGGTTTGCTATCGCGCACGCTTAAGCTGATTCCAAACAGCCATACTCAAGCTCGCTTTGCTGATTGCGAAGGCCTTGATGGCGAACTGGTAGTGGGCTCTCCTACTGATCCAAACTGTATGCAGAAAACGTCTTCCGGCGTTATGTCTAAAAAAGGTATACCAGACGTTAAGCTGTATGTGTTTGACCGTTGGGATTTAAAAGGCGTAGGCTACTCTGATCGGCTGTCGGCCATTCATTCTGACAATATAAATGTTATCATTTTGCCGCAACGCCTGATACGTAACCAAGAAGAGCTTGACGCCTTTGAAGCTGAGTGTATTGAGCTATGCTACGAGGGCATTATAACACGCGCGCTTGACGGCAAGTATAAAATGGGCCGATCGACTACCAATGAAGGCGGAATGCTTAAGGTCAAACGCTTTAGCCATGGCGAAGCGCGCATTGTTGATTTTGAAGAGCTAATGCACAATGAAAACAAAACCTACACTAACGAGCTTGGTCGTGATGTCCGCTCTTCACACGCTGAAAACCTTGTAGCTTCTGGCCGGTTGGGCGCGTACATTTGCTACCATCCGGACTATGAAGGTACGTTTGGTGTTAGTTGTGGATCAATGACTCATGCTCAAGCTAAGTGGGCGTGGGAAAATCGTGAAGAAACTCGAGGCGACATTACTCGATTTAAGCACTTTGCGCACGGCGTAAAAGTTAAACCACGACATGGCATTTGGGCTGGCTTCCGCCAAAACGACGACCTTGGCCGAGAGCACCCACTGTGGGCTGATGAAAAGCTAACAAAGCAACCGGCTACCCTTGAATTCCCGGAGGAATAATGAATAATCAACAGCTGGCAAATTTGGCCAACATTCAAGCCGCAGTGGCACGTATTAAAGGCATGGAAGCGGCTAATCAGCAATGTGTAATCAGCGGTCAATCAATAGCCTATACTGAGGACTATTTTTATGCTGAAGCAAATCATCTTGATCATTTAGCACAGATAGCCCTTAACTTGCCGGAGTAGTCATGGCCGTATCTTCTTCATATACCCCTGAGCAAATTGCTCGTGCTGGAACTGAGCATGCCCATCAAGCTGCGCTGTTTTGCTGGCTACGTCGTAAGACGCATTACCATCCAGAACTTGAATGGATATTTGCTGTACCGAACGGCGGCAGTCGTGATAAAATAACTGCAGGCAAACTTAAAGCTGAAGGCGTTACGCCTGGGGTGTTTGATTTGTTTGTGCCATATCCCCACTACAATTTTAATGGGCTATGGCTTGAGATGAAAAAGCCAGGCGGTGTTGTTTCACCAGCACAAAAGAAATTTGGCAAAGCTATGGTGGCTCGTGGCTATCAGGCTTTTGTTTGCTACAGCTGGACTGATGCAGTAGAAAAAATTGCGGAATATTTCAACATAACAACTGAATACCCCAAGAAGCTTCCTCAAGAATTCTTGGATAAAATTCGAGCAGAAAATGAGGCTAAAGCAAAATGACTATTAAAATGGTTAATCCAACCTCTGGCAGAGATGAGTATGTACCCACAGGGTTCAGCTGGACAGGCCTATTTTTCGGCGTATTTGTGCCGATGTGTCGTGGTGATATGGCAACAGCCGTTATCGCTTTTGCGCTTATCTTTTTCACGGCAGGTTTTGGCGTGCTGGTGGTATGGCCTTATCTTATGTTTTTCTATAACGGGCAATATTTGCGCTCGTTAGAGAATAAAGGATGGGTATCTGCTGACCGCTATGAAGCCCTTAAAGCTGCTGGTAAGGCGGTGTAATATGGCTGGCGTATCTATGAAAGAGCATATTGACCGTGTAGAGAAGCAAGAAGGTAAACTTTTTACTGCTGTGTTATACGAGATAGCAAGAAGCGGTGAAAGTAAATCTGCTACTGCTGAACTACTTGATATTCCACAAACTACTTTTTGTGCATGGGTACGCAGGCTCGATCCACATTTGTCTGACTTTGTTGGCTGGCCAGCTAAGGGACAGTCAAACGGCTTTCGCGGCAATGTAGAAACAAACACGCCTGCACGAAAAAGTGCACGTTTACGCAATTTGGCCTTGACTTGCACACATAAAGCTTTGTGATTTTACCTAAGCAAAATAAAACCCGACAGGAAATTATATTGGAATAATGCTAGTTTCCAATACAACTTTCTGCCGGGTTTAACAATTTTTGTAACTATTTTATTTTTGCTGTGCAAACTCTTACGCTATTATCTATTCTAGCTAAATAGATTTGCATTAAGCCTGAATAATCGGAGCCATGAGAGTAGCAAGAGGTATCGCCACTTTTGCATGGCCGGCCTCAGTTAGGTGCGTGCCATCCGTGAAGTCAGCAGCAACCGTCATCCCTGTGGTGTCGAGGTAAGTCGAAGCCGTGGCGGTAGCGGCTGCAATTACCTGGGCCTCGTACTTCCCGTTGAAAGGCCGCGCCAAGAATACGACTACGCCAGGGTATCGCTGCTTGATGCGGCATACCAAGGTGACCAACAGCGCCTGCCAGGTAGATGCTGCAGCCGTATCGTTCGTGCCGATCTGGATGTATGCAGCCTGGACGTGCTCTTGGCGTACAGGGCGATCGTGCTGGTAATTGAACACCGATGTCGGCGTGTCTGGGAACCCGCCGCTACCCGCTACAGCCAGGCCCGTGCCGCCAAAGCCGTTGATGATTGGCTGCAAGCCCAATGATTCAGCAATTAGGCGCCCAAACACTCGCTCCCCGCAGCTATTGGTCGGCAGCGATGGCATCCCCTTGGCGCAAATACCCTCAACGATGCTGTCACCGATGAAAATAATGGCAGGTCTGGTATCCGCCCACGGGGCAACGTTGCCGGAGCCAGCCAAGATCTTGATAACGTTCAAGCCGCAGTCTCGACGCCACCGAGGGTCTGCCTCATGTGACCCAGATACTGCTACCTCAAAGGTGTGTGCGGCATCTGCAGATAGGCCAGATGCGAGCAAGTAGGTAGCAACCCCAGTCGTGCTGATTGACGTATACGCCCAGGCACCCCCATCGACGCGAACTGCCATCACGGGCGACTGAGTGCTCGCAGTCGAGCGCGCTATCTTCATCGACACCGAAGTTGTGCCGCTGACCACGAACCGCATTGATGCACCCTGGCGATTGCTGCCGTAACCGATCACGCCACCCTCATAGGTAGGCTTCCAGCGACCAACGAATGCCGCTTGTGCCAACACCGGGGCGGCGTCTTCATACAGAACGGACTTCAGCACGACAGGTGTTGCACCAAAGCTCGCAATGCGCGCATACCCTTCGGCCAATGGGTAGCTGCTGGCAGTTCCGTCAGCAGGATAGGTTCCCGAACCGCTAGCGGTTGCGGGGCGTGCCGCTCCATCCGCCCATACCCGCACCGCATAGGGAGCGCCAGGCGCTACCGGTCCGGTTTCAACTTCTACGTTGATCAGGTCTCCAGCAGCGCCAGGCATCGCAACAGGCGTCATTGCTGAGTAGACAGGCGTAGCCCCGGTGCCAATGTAGCCAAGCTCCAGGGTTGTTCCGGTCGAGCTCCACAACTGCCAGCCGTTACCATCCATATTCACATGGTAGCCGAGCAGGAATACTCCGCGCTTAACGCGGAAGGTCAACCTGCCATCGGCAAAGTACCTCGGGATGCACGCGGTATTAGCAGCCTCTGAATACGGCGCTACGACACTCAGCAAGCCAGAAGAGACGACAGCGGTAGCAGATCCACGCAGCTGAATTTTTCCGTGCGCCGGTGCGCCATTTTGCATGGTGTCTGTGAAATCAATAAGTACTGGAGGCTTCGACCCAAGACTCTCAATATTTTCAGCGTTGGTGGACACGCCAGCAGCAGGTGGCACCGCTGGAGTGGCTGAACCGATCTGCAGGAACCATGCAGATAGACTTTTGGTTTCGCCTGCAAGCGTCACCATCAGGTCGCCGACATCGCCAGAAACTTTCAAGTCAGCCATGGGAGCTCCTTACGAATCTGTTCCTTGCGTACAACATGCGCAGCTTCGGCAGCCTTGGCCGCATCTTCGTCGCCCGAGACCCGCTTGCTCATAGCTTCCGCCAGATATCGGTCGGAACCCGTGACAGGATCCGCGTATGCCAGTTTGCGTTTGCGCTCGATATCCTCGTTACGGTCTGAGCACTTGTCCGGCTGAACCTTAGAGAATACAAACCCTTCCGGGACGTCGTCCTCACTATCGACCGGCACCCAGCCGCCGGTCTCTTTGCTTACTGCAAAACCTTTCATATTTCACCCCCGCTCGCGAATAAGCCGGCGCCAGCCGCGTTCGAAGCCCAATAGATATTGCTTGATTCAAGGATCAAGTCCGCAAGCCAGGAAAGCTGGGCGGTGCCGGCACTATTTTGTACTGGCGATGGGTTGGTGGTTGATGTGGATGAGCCGTAAGAGTTATTAGGCGCAACGATTGTTGTGCCGGATCCATTACTCGAAACAACAGTTATCCTTTTTGCAGTTGGTGGCGCAAAGCTTGCCCACGGGACGGCAATCCATGTTGGTGTTGTAATGCTGCCGACGGAACCAGACGCCATAATCGGCATTGCAGCCAAATTGGTGCCTGCTGCAACTTTCCATGACCAGCGTGCGCCGATCCATGTCATACCGAGCAAGAACTTGCTGCCGGTAGCATCTGTCCGCGCCCAACCTACTAAAGCCTTATGGGTATAGCCAGCAGGCATAGTCGGCGAAGTCGCACTCAGAGAAAACAGGCCCGAGACAGTCGATCCGTTCCAGATCACCCAAACGCTGTACCAGGTAGAAACTGCGCCGCCAACAGAACCTGTATCCAGACCATTGGCACCAATTGGATTGGCTAGGCTTGGGGAAATACTCATCGCCCTCAAAACCTGATAAGAGTTGAAAGAGTTCTCCACTACAATTTCATCTGCTGCGAACGTAGCTACTGCATTAAGCCCTGTAGCTGAACCGGTCAAATTCCTTGCCGTGCCGATAACTCCGACAGTGTTTTGCGTGCCGATGGCATACCAGCTTGTCCCGCCATTTGACACAAGCGTAAACGACATGCCCGACGGAATCTGAAATGTAGCGCTGCTTCCAGGCGCGAAAATTCCATCTGATCCGGCGCAGACCAGCGTCATGGTGCCTGGAAAGTAATTCCAGAAAGTAAACGTCGTTTTCGCTGGCATCGAGCTTGCGAGTGGAAGCTGCACATTGAATGCACTATTGCTCAGGCCAATCAATACAGTGCCTGCATGCGCAGCGGCTGTGAGTGCGGTGGCGCCACTGAGATAAATCATATCTCTATATTGAAAGCCAACACCCTGAACAAACGCAGTAGTAGCAAGGTTGGTTGTATTATCAAATTGGGGACGCGTTACACCGCTTCCGCCCGGCAAGGAGTTAAGCAATACCCAATCAGTACCATCGTATTCTATATCAGATAACTGATTTACTGCATACACAGCAGGAATTTTTGTACCGCTGGAGTCGTATTGCTTTAGCAGTCGTGTACCGGTGCCTGATACGTTTATAGTAGACGTAGGAGTACTGGCTTGACTAAACTTAACACGAAACCGTAATGGTGCAGCTAGCGCCGCTACAGCAGGCTGAGGAGTTAATGTTAAAGCAGCTGCAGTACCCGCAGTAGTAAAAGCTGTATAGGCCTGATACTGTGGGTTTTTTACTGCGTAAGCGCAACTCCAGGCAGTTGAACCGTTACTAACAAAACAAACTTGTTCGCCTGCCTGCACTACAAAACTTGCTGTGGAACCTGTATCAGGGTAATTTATCTGGCCTGCACCGCTAATTGCAATAGTCGTATCAAGCCGTGCAGCTACTGTTACAGAATCGCCTGCAAGAGTATTGGCTAGCACAGGTAAAGTTGGAGTAAGACCAACAACTGTAACTAAGTTTACAGACCCAATGGCTAGTGCTGCAGACGTAGTAATAGTGGAAAAGCTTGCGTAGCCTCCGTAACGAAGAAGAGGTACCCAGCCAGCGCCACCAGTGTCTGGGTTTGTTACGTTATTTGGGGTTCGGTTAAACCAGAAGCTATTGCCGTCTAGGCTTGGAATTACGGCACCTTTTGGATAACCACCACCTGGTAAAGCTTGAGCCAATGCTAAACTATAAACTGATGTGCCAAAGCCAGCCTGCATTTCTTGCAAGCTAGTTGTGGCGTCAAACATGAGCTCGTTAAACGTTAAACGACCAATATTTTTTGCAGCAGGATCAACGCCAAGCTGGCGTTCGTAATCTGCACCAAAGCCTGACTCATAGCTGACAGTACCGTCTACTTGGGTGCTGTTAGGAATTGGCGCTTTATCGCCACCAACTCCAAATGCTTTAGTAAAAAGCTTAGCTACCATTTTGTACTCCAATAGCTTGTTGGTTCTTCACGCGGCCGGTGAAGAAATTATAGTTTGTACGCCTGAGCCTTTAGGAAGATACATTTGTAACGCAGCTTTAAAGTTAGGCGAAAGTGGAAAGGTAAAAATATACTTTTGTACCATTGCTTTAACACTTCCGTATAAAATAGAATCGTTAAAGTTTGAGGGAGCGTTAAAATTTTGTCTGTATATACCAAACCCAAAAGGCGGAACAGCTGCACCACCAACTGTTTCTTCTATATAGGACAAACCATCTGCGCCAAATACGTCTTTGAGCATGCCATTTATATTTGAAATTGTAGTACTCATTGTTTGAGCGTAGTAACGAACACGAAGAAGTTTTCTGGCCTCTTCAAGCGTAAGTGTTACTGCCGGGTCAGCACCAAAAAAGTTAGCATTATTAAAATTTTCACGACCACCCCCAAACCCAAAAGGCGGCGTATTACCAACGGCTTGGGGGTTATACACTAAACCAACTGGTATGTTTAGAATAATAGCCCATACAACACAGCCAAATCTATTTGCAGTTTTAAGATCAAATACTGCAACGTACCAATCATTCCAAAAGTTACCCCAGTTAGTAGCATACCAATCACTTTTTTTTGTCACTAATCCGTTTAGGTTAGGGGCACCATCATACTGCCAGGTTATGTTAGCCGCTAAGTCCGGCATTAATTTTATTTTGTTATCCAATCAACTCACCACTATCGAGATAGTACCTGTTGTTATGGTAGCCAATTCCCAAAGAGCTATTGGTAATTCGTTTGTAGAATAAATACCATCGCTAGCAAATGCTAGTTCAACTTTTTTTATAAAAAGTTCTGGAAGCTGGATGTTAATTGCTGCGGCAACTTCAAAGGGACTAATAACTGCACCAACTACAAAACCCAACTCACCAGCAAGTAACCCGTTTGCGTACCGCATAACCGCGTCAGGAACTGCTGTAAAGGGGTCAATAGCAGAACCCTTACCCACAGTAACTCGCATGAGTGCTGGCTTAGGGACAGGGCGTGTAAACATGACGGGGTAAGTTTGACCGCTTATTGGGTCTACTACTGCGTAAAGGACTGGAGTACCGTTACCTGAACCGATGGTTAAAGGGCTACCTGTCTGTTTGCTTCTGATAAACGCCAATGCTATATCATCGTCTGCACCGCCTTGGACACAAATCCAAGTGCTAGACGGGGTCATTACAACACCATCAATAGTCTGCGCGGTATCAGAATCATTTTCACGAATACTACGCCATCTAACATTAGGGGCTGCCAGCAAGTTTGCGCTTATTGCCTCAACCGGGCCTTTCGACAGCAAAGATAGTTTTGCGTTACGTGCAAGACGAAGCGCATCGTCTGTTTCTTCAAAAGAACCAGGAGTAGCAGCTAACGGATTATTTACTGTTAACCAGCCAAACACGCCATCAACAATTTGTTTGGCACTGTTTAAGTCAGGTGTAATAGGCCCAGGCGCAACAGCTTGGAAATCAGCCGTAATAGTGCCTTCCGCGGGAACTGTTATTCGCGTAATAGCCTTAAAGTAATTACCAGCAGTATCTGCAATACGAGAGCCGGCGGGAATAACAGTTGTTGGTAGGGCAGTAACGACTACACCTGGAATAATCGTATAAGACTCAGCTTGTGCCTCTACTGCGTGTAGAGCTGCTACACTTTTTAGGAAGATGCCTGAGTTTATATTTGGGTTAATTTGGTTAGCAAGTTCAGCTGCTCCGCGTATAGCTAAGTCACGTGCAGTAACTTCTACGTCGATCAGACGGCCTTGCGGAGTATCATCAGCAAGCAACAAAGAAGCCCCAAACTGCTTTGTATATTCACCTTGAACATCAGACTTCAGCGTACTAGTATCAGGGACAATTACGCCTGTTTGCGTGATATAGTTATACGGCATAAAAATCTCCAATGAATGCTATTATTTTACCACATGTCAAGCTCTTCGTAAACTACAGGCTCAGTAGCAGATGGAGCTGCAGCGCTAGGTGAGCCTGACCAAGTTGCGTACCAACTGGTATCTCTTGATGTAAGATCGTACTCGACCTGAGTCATGACCCAAGGCTGATTAACTGACGGGTTAAGCTCAGAAATAAGATTAACTGCGCCCGCTAGCTTAATAGGCGCGTCTGCAAGTGTGGTAAATTGTACGCCCCATTGCGTTACAGTGGGAATACCTATAAGCCAGTTTGCAGCACTGACTTCAACAACTTCACCTTGTAAGGCTTTACCCCACTCAGTAACGATCAGCACACCATCGTCAACAAATACACAAACTTTATCTTTATGAAAGTTTGCCAGCATGCCTACAACTGCAGTAAGGCTATAGGCTTTTTGAATAACGGTTGCATGGGCACTAGCCGATACAGCCGGCAAAGGTATAGACACCTCATACCTAAGTGGCATATTAACTAAGTCAGCTGCCCACTGACACAACTCCCTGTGGGTAGATATTTTTGGCAGTGTACGAGAAACATAATCTGTGCTAGCTATATTCATATCGATCAAACTTGTAATACACTTAAGACCAAGCGTAATATCCGGGGGATTACCCAAGCTGGTCTCAAGTATAGCGCCGCGAAAAACAGTAGTCAGCTGGCTCTCATTGCTTTCACGGCCTATACGTATGTCTACTGGAATAAATGGTTGGCTGTAGTTTCGGCTTTCCCACTGCGTAAAATACCCAAGCAAAAAGTTACGGCGTTCAGCAGTTAAATTATCGATAGAAATAGTGCATTGATTTTGTACTGATAATACATTTTTCTTTGTTCTACACGTTATGTAAAATTCCTCAGTAAACTCTTCTACTATAGTATCCGAGCCAATTCTAAGGCTTAAGCGACGCTGATCTACTTTGTTGAGTAAATCAGCTACATACATTGTATTGGCCATTAGCTCACCACTGGGCTAGCAAATTCTGCTGCAGCGTACCGCAACTCGTCTCGGATACTTACACCGACATCTTGAGCAAGTCCGGCGACGTCTTGCACCTGACTAACAACTTCAACTTTTAAAGTATCAATTTGTACAGTTTTTGATTGGTCCGTATTTCCAAGACTTGCGCTTTTTGCTTTGTTTAGCTGTTCGGCTTGACCTGACATAGCGCCTACTGCAGCTCTGTCCATGCTCATTTTTCTGGCAGCATTAGGGTTTATCGTACGCTGCATAGTTCGAACTCGTTTCTCGTAGTCTATTTGAGTCTCGCCTTGCATAGAGCCTGAGCCAACACCTGCACCTTTACCAACGTTTGCAGCCCACAGCGCCATAGCTTGCTCAAGCCCAGTATTAACAAGAGCCATCGTGTTGGCTTCAATTTTCTTTGTATATTCTGTTTGTGCTTTTTGTACTTTGCCTTCTTCGGCCTGAGCAGCGTTACTCTCAGTCATCAAGGTTTTTATGTCTTCCAGCTTACTGACACTGGGATCTTTTTCGCCTTGACTGATAGCATTTTTTGCGGCAGCAGCAGCTTGTGACTCAGTCATTTTACCGCTTGCAACAAGCTCTTTAGCGGCTTGACCAGCTGTAGCAGACAGTCCAGCTTTACGAGCTGCTTCTGCTTCGTTGGCTGGGCCTGTCAGTCGTGCCCGTTCTTTATCTGCTATATCCTTAAGGAAAGCGGCTTTAGCTGCTTCAAACCCTTCTTCACTTGGTTTTAACTGGCCCTTCATACGGCCATACAAATCTTCGTTAAGTGCAACTTTTGCCTTAACTTGTTCTTCTATTTTTGCCTCAGGTGTTCTGTTATCGTCTATAATTCCTGTTTTCCTAAGGAAACTTGTTGCGCCCTCTAGCAGCTCTGCCATACCGTTTATTAAATAAGCAACAAACTCTCCCCAGGCATCCTTTAATGGGCCAACAGCTTTTTCCCATTCAGTAAGAGCTTTGGTAAACGCGTCAGTGGCTGGAACTGTATGCTGTCGAACACGTTCGTCGTTACTTTTACGCGCAGCTTCTAACTTATTTTCAGAAGTAGATAGACTTTCAGACGAGGTTTGTAGCCCTCTGCGCACTTGAGACTCTTTTGCCATTGCAAGAGCATTTTCGTCCATTTGCTTCTGCGTAGTAGACAACACTGCTTTAACGTCCGCAAGCGTCCTACCAAAAAGTTGTGTGCCTTCAACTAGTGCACGTTCTTCCTGGCCTGCATCTTTGAGGCCACGCAGATATTTGTCCTGCTGGGTCATTTGCTTCTCAAGCCCGGCAGCAACATCAACGCCCGCTTTTTTCCACAAGTTTGCTTGCTTGATTAGCGGGTTATTAAACGCAGAAGCTGGGTCTCTTGCAGCTTGACGCTGTGCTGCGCGTATTTCAGACGCCCGGTCGTAAACACCTTTAGCAGACTGTGAAGTCGTCTCATCACTAATGCCACGAGCTCGGCCTTGACCCTGTAGACGAATAAGCTCGCCCTGGGCTAAGCGCGCGTCGAATGCTTTTTCGCCAAGCTCAATGGCTTCTTTTGCCGCCACACGAGCATCTTCAATACCTGAGTTAGCAACTGCAATAGCCGCAATGACTGCACCAATACCTACGGCTGCAACAGCGCCTGACGCGCCAATAGAACCAAGAGCTTCAGAGAAGGTACTAGACGCTGCTCTAAGCGCGCCAAGTTTATTTGTTCCACCTTCACTTAGTTGCGTTAAGCTTTCACCTAATTTCTTAGAAGTTTCGGTGGTTTTTTTCATGTGTTCTTGTGTGTCAGCAGAATCCTTTTTACGCTTAACCGCATTTTTTTCGTGTATCTTAGCTTCTTTTTGCTCAGCAGCAGAAAGCTTTTCAATATCTTTTACAGCTTGGCCGGTATCTGCACGATAGCGTAAAAAGAAAGTATTTAAAATACCCATTGTTTAAAAGCCTCCGCAACAGCGTCGTAAACTTCTGCCCACAGTGCATCGCCGATTGTGGGCCCGCTGATTAGCCCATCAATTTCGCTGCAGTTAAACTGGAGTATAGCAGTAAGCAACTCAGCTTGCATACTTTCAGGAACGTGGTTATTTAGCATTGTCACAGTGGATAAAGGAATCCACTGGTCTTGGCCAAGGCCTACAGAAACAAATTCAAGTATTGGTAACCAAGTTGCAACATCTCTGGAGAATATACCGTTCACTCCAATGCCTTTTGTCATAAGGCGTCGACCAACTATAGGAGGAAATTTTGTTAAACGAAATTGTTTTCCACTAAGTTCGATCAGCATATTATAGTCCAGTTATGCTAGAAATTTTATCGCCAATACCAAGTTGGCCTGCTATCGTGTTCAGTACAGCTGCTACCGTAAGGGCATACTGATCGCCAAACGCAAATGTGTAAATATTACCAATCATACGGCCTTCTGCAGTAGCTGTATACGCGGACGGGCCTGCGACTATTCGGCCCTGCACAAAAGTGCGTATTCCACCATTTGGATATTTAACCATAAGGTTAATACTATCGTTTACTGATTTAGAAGTCTTAGATACGCGGTTAGCGTTATAAATGACTGCAAGAACATCATCTTCTACGGTGTTGGGCATAACTGCAATGCTGATAACTAACGGGTTTGCTACAGTCCAGCGTACGACTTTACCATTAAGATCAAGAATTGCTTGACCGTTTTCTGCCTCGTGTACTTGAATACTATCTGCGTCGTCAGCAAACGCTTTAATAGGAAAACCGATAGGCATAGTCTTTGAAGCAATCAAGTAGGCAAACAGCCCAAATGTTCCGATTTGGTTCATTAGTTTGTACTCCCTGGCACTACTGTTTTTTGAGCCTGCACGCTTATCTCATCTGCTCCTGAGACCGTCTGAGGCTGCACCAGGCCAGCTTTTTGGCGATCCGTGTATTCTGCTAAGTCTACATTTTCAGGGCTGCTCATGAGCGTCACGCGAGCTCTACGGTAGATGAACTCGTGGAGCACAATAGGGACTTCTAGCAGGTCATATTTGCTAGGATCACGGCGTATTGGCAAAGACTGCAAAACCATATTGGTGTACAGTCTGTTATCACACATCACACTTAACAGTACAGTGTCAGAAGCGTAAAGCTGTTCAAGCGTATTGTAAAGATTGTCTACTTCTTCGGATTCTGCTGCAAGAATAATAGTAATGATTACAGGATTTACTACTATATTATCTTGCTGGTAAACATTTATTTCTAGCGGGTGGCTTGCAACTGTTTTATCCCGAATAATATCAACGCTTAAGATACCAACGTTAGGAAAAATATTGGTTATACCGTCGTTGTCAAATACGCCGTGGCGAACTTGGCCTTCAAACAAGCCTTGTAAAAAAGATTTAGCATCTGCAAATTTTTCTTTTGCAGACGCAACAATACCGGAAACAAATTCTAGCATGACTTATACCCGCAGGTAGACTTGGCCGTAAATGGTGGCAACACTTAGCTCAAACTCAAGGTTGTCTTCTGCTTGGGCCATGTTTAAATAGGAAATACCAACAACGTTTTCAGTGGCAGATAATGCGGCAATAATATTTGCTCTAAGCGCAGGAATGCCTTCTTTACCCGAGGTATACACAGTTGTCATATACGCTATACCACGCGGCTTATTAAACCTAAATTCACCTTTTAATGTCGAAAGACGCTGGGTTAAATAATCAGCCATTGCTTCTTCGTCTGCTTTAGTCTCTAAACTACTAAAGCGATTCATAAACAAATCACGATTGCTATCCATTGCCAACGTCAATGTACTCATTTAATGCGCTCCAAATGGTCTGCTACCAGTCCTTTAAGAGCGTTAGTCATACTTGCTTTTGCCACTGTAAGTAAGTCTGTTCCCTCTAGGAACGAACAGTTATATTTTAGGCAAGCATATTCAAGCTGAACAAGTGTCCACCAGTCGGGCACGTGTTCGTTTATAAGCGCATCATCTGTTAGGTGGACTTGCTCTTCTTCTTCTTCTTCTTCTTTACCGACAGAGCAGTAAGCCATTAGCTTACGCATAGCAGCTTCGTTGCTGTTATATGTATGCTCTTTATTGAGTATTGAGAGCGGATAATAAGCCAGAATTTTCCGACCATCGAGTGGACTAAACTTATGCACGTTGAAAGCAAGAACCGTTTTGCCGTCACCTGTGGGGATATAAACTTCTTTCATTTGGAAGCCTCAGCTGCACGAAATTCATTAATTTTTTTAACAGTTAAAACGTCTAGTAGCTTAAATGCTTCTTCTAACGAGTAAGAGTCACGCAACTGCTCGTAGTTTGCCATATTGTTAGTTATTAAAGCTGCAACTGCTGCGTCTACATTTTTTGTTTCTGCAACACGATAAGAACTTTCTTCCATTTTTGCAGGAAGAGGCGTTGGTTTCCAACCAGTTAAAAAACCGTAGTTGTAGTCGTAAGAATACAACTCAGCGAGCGTGAGCGTTTCCCATGAGCTAATATGCTTTTCTATTGTAGCTGTACTGTCCAGTACTATCCATCCAGTGGTAGTAGACACTTCAATAAACGGGCGCAGCACATCAAAGTCCGCTTCCATACCAGATAGTAATTCTCGGGCTGGTATTGCTGGTATTTTTGTAAAGCGAAATTTAATTCCGCCTATACAATGTATTTTAGTAGTTTTCATTCGAACGGCGGAACCGCCCCTCCGTGATCGTGCCCGTAAACTATTGCTCCACCCACAGTGGTTGCCTGCGGTAATGTCGCGTCTAGGCCAGTGACGCTCAAATTTTGCTCAAGTATTGTATTACCACTAACAGTCAAATCATGTAGAATTTCCGTCAAAGGCGTGTCTAACTGAATTTTAACAGGCGCTGTTATTTTTATATTATCTTCGCGTACACTTATACGAGTAGCTGATGAGGTTGACTGTATTACTAATGCGCCTTCATCTTCTTCATTAATTGTATATTTGCTAAATACATCAGGTATAAAAATAGCATCGCTAAACTTATGGCTAGCACCGTCAAGGCCTGCAGGCTGTTCAGTAAGTGACTGAAGAAATAGAGATATATCACGGTCGCAAGCGTAAATCCACCCCAAATCGCCGCGCTTGACAGGAAAACTAATGTGAAAACCGCCGGCCCCAAGACTTAGCACCGGAATATCAGGAATTGCTACTCTGTTTTTTCTTATTAGATCAGTAGACTCAGTTGACCGAACGGTAGACATAATTGCAGGTCTGACTGTCGCTCTATTTGCCTTTCTATCATAATCCATTACCCGGCATGGTAAGCAATTTTCCATGTCCATTTCTATGGCACGCTGGATAAAACGCATAGTAGATGCTAATGATTGGTCGTCGCCTGGACTTTTTACTAACGGCCCGCTTTTCATAGCGGCCACCAATATAGGCCATGCGTTGTACCAAACTTTGTATACGTTGGGTAGCTATCGCCATCCGAGCAAATCCAAACCAAGTTGCCATACTGCGCGGCAAATGGCGCTATCATCATTTGAGCACCACGGGCAGACAGCAGTGAGCTAAACAGCACTACGCCGTCCACGGTCACAGACAGTAAAGTTCCACCAGATGCGCCTAGCTGAACTGTTATATCAAACAATTTTTTGCCAAGTGTGCACGTTAGTGTCTGATTTGGCACAGCCTGAAGCGGAATTTTTTTCACAAGAAGACTCCAATAGTCTTTGCATTATACTGTAGGGCATCATCTTTAGTAAATACCAGGTAATAAAAAACCCGAAGTTATCGGGCTTTTTATACACGACTGCTTTATGGCCGAGTTTCGTTTCGGTCTTCAAAGACAAAGCCAAAAGTACGACTGGACAGTCGACCGTCTTGCGAGCCTGCAGGCACAGCAGGACCGCTATGCGAAATGCCTTGGCTAAGCGTGACTACTCGGCCGTCTTGGTAAACAGCAGTAGCAGTTACTTTGTCCATCGGCACAATACCTTTGGACTTGCTAATCCGGTTTGCCTCATGCAAAATAGTCAAGTTGCGGTCAGCTTCAGAGTTTGGGATAACTGAGTAGCTGGATTGAAGAGCTGCAGGTTTTTGCCAAACTACCATGTCGCCATTAGGCCCCATACCAAAGCCTGCTGTTTCGATATTGGAGCTGTCGACAGGCGGCTGGTCGTCGGCCCATTCAGTAATTGTAAAACCCTGAGGAAAAGTTCGGTCAGCGACAATCCGTACGCTAAACCCAAACAGCGAAATATTTGTGCTCATATTACTTTCACCTTAAGTTGCCCACAGTATCTACCTGTGGGCTTGAGGATTTAGATCAAGATGTCACTACCGGTAACTTTGCGAATCTGGTCGTTCTTGCCGTAGACAAGGACGTATTCAGCAGTGTAGGTAGTAATGCCGTTTTCAACTGTTTTTACTACTGCCGCATCAATCCAATAGCCCTTAGACTGAACCTGGCGCCATGCGTCTGAGCTACCGGTGACCTGAGTGATATATGCTCGTTGAGTAGCATCAAACTCTTTATCAACAGAGATAACGCCGTTAGTCAAGGCCTGGTCTATTGGGTCTTGCAACAGACTCAACAGCGTGATACGGCCTTCTGCGTTTGCTGGCATGCTAGGCAGTGCCAAAAAGCCGCCCATAATTGTGCTAACAAAAGCATCCTTAAGCCACATCTCGCCGGTATAAACAGCCATGTCAATAGGCGCAGTAGAGTCGCCCATCAAGTAGCCTTTTTGGTAAAAGGCAAGTTTTTGGCCGCCGGTCTGCGTACGACCAATATAGTTTACCCGCAAAGCGTCCCAAGTGTCTGCGGCCGGGTTGCTGTCTACCGCAAATAGCCGATTGCTAAACTGGTAGAACATATAGTTTTGCGAAGCTGCTGGGCGGTTAAAGTTGGTAGCACCCAAGATTTCTGCTGGAATCTGTTCCGGATGATCACTACCATCATCGTTAACTGCCAGCAGAGTAAGCGCCGTACCGCTGTAGCCAATGAGCGCTGCAGAGTAAGAAGCACCGACCACGCCACTAACAGCCAGGCAGTAGATGAACTTAACGTTTTGCGCGTGGTTCCAAGCTGCAATAGCAACAATTGCCGGTAAGGTAGTTGGGATAACAGTACCGGTAAACTCAAACGAACCGAAGTTATCGTCCTCGTCTGCGCTGTTGGCAACAGCTTCTTGCGCAGTTACACCGACCGCGCCAGTCTGATTAACTTGCAAGCCAGTGAGCCAGCCTGTCATAGCGCCAAGGTCGTCAACACCGGAGTTTTCAAATGTCAGTGTATCACCTGGCGTTGCAACAGCACCAGTGAGAATCAAAACACCGCGGTTGGTTTCGTACAACACAGTGGCAGTCGCAAGTTGCGGAAGCGCTGAGGTACGTATTTTGGTTTGCAAAATTGTTGCAATGTCTGCCATTGTAAGCGCAGCGCTGAAGTCAATTGCAGTTATTTCAGCTGGTTCAGTACCAGAGACGCTAATAGCGAGTGTGCCTGCTGTAATAGCCGCAAAAGCACTCACCCCTGCAGAGATTGGTGAACCGTATACTGCAGGAGCAACTGCGGCCGGATGCCAGCGAACAACAGACATGCGCTTAGGGCTAGTAATTTGTTTAGACACAAAGCCAAAGTACTTTTCTGCTGCTTTATATTCGTCAGCAGCAGTGCCAAAATACTTTTGTACGTCTATAAGCTGGGTAAAGGAAGCCACTGCGCCAGCTGGCACAAGTGGATTTTGCGTAAATTGACGCAAGCCAAACTCGCGTCGAGGCACGCCGGCTTCACCGCCAACACCAGACGTAATGTCGACGTAACGCTTAATAGAAATAGTCATGCTCCCTCCTACGGGAAGTTATACGGGTACAATTTTCCAGTCGACTCTGGCAATTTTGTCGATCGGTGAAGCAATAGTCCTTGTGTAGCTAAGCACTATATCAAAAGAAGGTTCTGCTTCCTGACGGTCTTGATCGTCAGTTATATAGTTATTTTGCACATCAGAAACGCGGAAGACTGCAATTTTTGCCTCTGTAAACTTCTGGAGTGCGTAACGGCTTTGCAAGATTGCGCAAGCATCACTACAAAGATCACTAGCTGTGGGCAAGTCAATTCGGCTGGGGTCCTGCAAAGCAAGTGCAGAAATTTGAAACGTCGTGTTGTATAGTTGGTTTTCAGTTTCTAGCAGCTTTGTTGGGTCAGAAGTTTCTTCCTGCAAAACAGCAACCCAACCGTAGCGGTGGTCGAATAACTTTTCTACAAATATTGCCGGAGCAGAGGGAATACCTTGCTTTGTTGGTTGCTGCTTTTGCTGCACCTCTATCGGGCCGTAGCCCACAGGGTACGGCCAAATAGCGAACTTAGCGTTTAGTAGTTCTATAATTTTCGCGATAACATCGTTGTCTGTCATATTGGCAGTACCAGCTGGACACACAAAAGACCTACCCAACCGTCTATTTCAAACCAGTCCAAGTCGCTTACAATTTCAAAATTCTTTGTGCCAACAGTTATTCTGTCCCCCGATGTATTACGAGTAAAACTATGAACATCTGCGCACAAGTAGATAGTCGCATATTTTTTGCTAAAGTCCAGACCAAGTTGCTGGTAAGCGGATCTATTGACAGCTTGCACACTCCCCTCAAAGGCTACAGGCAATTCAAACGGAGTTACGTACTGGCCAACAGCATTTTTAATTCGTTCGCCTTGATGGCTAACAAGAACTTCCATTGTTTCAATGGCTTCAAACGCATCTTCAAGAAGGTTAGAACCTGGAACGCCGCTAGTCATTCTGCATCATTCCTGTACGTGAGTGACTGCCCGAGCAAACTGGTATCAACAAGCGGTCTGTCAAAACCTTTTTTCCTAATAGTCGACTCGGCATTAGGGGCAAAATCGCCTTTCTTCAGTACTTCAAGACCAGTAGCTACCATGGCCTCCCCAAGCTTTTTACGATATTCTTCGACTGAAAGAGTACCTTCCATCATTTCCATTTTTCGGCGTTCAATGTAGGCCGGAACTTTTTCGTCTAGTACTGCTGCAGTCTGCCGCAGTAACGGACGTGCTGGGGTAGGGGCCTTTGTGGCCGAACCAACACTACCAACTTCGTTAGCCATCATTACAGCAGCAACACTTTCGCCAGTTGGATAAGTAGCATTCTCGAACCAACCTAGGTCAGTATTTGTACCGTCTAGTTGACGCAAAATTTCTGCATGTTGTTCGAGTTTGCTTTTCATTCAAAAGTGCCGTACACTTTGCGGAAACCTTGACGCTCGGGCAGTCCGCCAACGCTAAAGCCGCCTACCGAGTCTACCAGTAGCAAAGCCAAAAGCTGCTGACCAAAAGGCGATTGTGACATCCACCAGTCAAACATATCTACTACGGGTGGAGTAACCTTAGTTACCGATACTTTATCTACCGTAGAGCTACTGACAAAACCACCTTGCTTATTGCGCATGATGTTTTTATGCAGTGACAAAAAGTGCGCAAGTAGCAAATACATGTGAATTTCAGCGCAATCGCCGGACGGTAAACAACCGTCGTAGCACTCGTCATCCATCATGCACTTAGCTTGCGCCCAGTACATTGTTATGAGCAAATCAGGGTAAGTGGTCTCGTTAGCAAATAACGGAAACATTGCTCTAAACGCTGGAATGTCGAGTGCTACGGCCATTACTTATTCCTCGTCGTCTACTTTCAATTTAGTAGTGACTTTGACGGCGCCTTTAAGCGTTTCTTTGTTGAGCGGCGCAGAACCATCTTTTTTGGTCATATCGCTTTCAACGATTTTGGCCAGCTTGGAGTGGCTATCGCCCGGATTCTTATCCATGACAGTATAAAAGCCGCGCTTAACTGCAGCCTGAAAACCTTCATGCGACTCAAGAAACTTTGCTTCTTCATCGGTGATAGTAGTGACGCAGCCCTGCGGAGTCCACAGCGGTTGACCGCCTTCAGTATTGGCAAGATCGCCAAAGCCGCTGGTAGAGCTGGGCGAGTTTGCACCGCCTTTAATCAGCACTTCTTTGAGCACCGAATGCACACCGCCGTTTGCACCAAGATGATAGTCAACAAATCGCTGACTGCAAGTGGCTGTAGAAAGTACGTACTTAGACATAAAAAGTCCTTTACCTTTGGGGGGTTTTAACAGGTTTATTATAGCCCAGAGCAGATTATTAAGTAAACCTATTGGGAATAAACCTGTGGTTGATTTATTTAGTAAATAAAAGCTATAGTCGTGTGATAAAATAAAAGGGGATAAAATCCCCTTTTATTTACCTTAGCAGCAGTTTTCGTTAGATACCCGAAAAACGCACTACTGCATAAGGCCGAGCACAGAGCGCACCAGCAGTGGCGTTGGCAAAGTCTTCCACGTAGCGCTTTACCTTTTTCTCTACGCCGATAGTCATGAACTTGCTGACTACCAATTGCTTGAACACCATGCCACCATCGGTAGAACCGTCGATCGAGTTGTCAACGTTCTCGGCGTACAGGTAGAAACCGTTTGCACCGGCGTTAACTGCGTTCAGCTGTGGAGCGGATTCAATACGAATACGCTTGTAGGTTTGAGTCAGCCAATCACGAACCGATACGCCGTTGATGGTAACGGCCGACAGGTAATCGACGCAGGAGGTGGCAATCAGCAGAACCATATCAACGTTTTCAGGATCGATGTTGTCTTGAGACTGAGTACGCAGGCGAGCAATCGCAGTACGAATGTCGGACATGATTGCCAAGGCGTCTTTGGTGGCCCAAGCTGCACCGGCAACTGCCACGTAAGCGGGCAGGAACGGGTCGTTCAGGATACCAAAAGTACGGTTGTTACCAGCAAACCAACCGCCAAAACCAATCGCGTTACGCATGATTTCCAGGCCGATTGCAGCAGCTTGACGCTTTTGCTCAGCGACGTTCAGGTTCATGGCTGATGCGCGTTTTTCTTCCAGCAAGGCTACCGACATACCGTGTTCACCGCGAACAATCGAACGACGCTCGAAGTTGACGTTCAGCTCAGCCAGCGGGATAGCGTTGTAGTCGCCGTACTCGGTAGCCGAGTTGGCTGGCTCAACAATACCCTGCACAACTTCGGCATCGTGGAAGTTACCCACAGTGGTGATGCCGATGCACTGGTCGATTTTGCGGGCAGCGGTAATTACCTGCACAAAACCTGGGAGCCAAGCCTGCAGGAACTGGATTGGGGTAGTAATGGAACCCTGGGTAACCGGCGCAACAAACGAGGAGTCGCCTACCGACAGAGCCCGCACTTGACGATGCACGATGGCTGGGTCAATATGGATGCCCAGACGTGCGAGAGACTGCACGGCTTGGTCGCCAATTGTGACCATATTGAAAGCACGAACGTCCGTAGCTTTCAAATGACTGTGAACTTTGCTCATATTTTGCTCCTTATTGTCGCCGCACTGTGGGTGCGCGTAAAGTGCGGCGACTAGATGGTTATTAAGCGGAGGCTGGAGTTGGCAGCTTCGCAAGACTGATGGTAGTCAAGCCAGCAGCAGTGATGGTGTTAGTCACCATTGCGCCAACAATAGTAGTCATGCCCGCGCCAGGAGCAACAAGTGCGCCGGTTGCTGGATCAAACGCTACGCCGTCGCCGTACGCAACAGCAGTTGCAAACGAAACAACAGCTTCGCCTTCAGTCATGAGTTCTGTGCGTGAGTAAGCTGGCAGGTTCAAGTTTGGTGCTAGCGTGCCAGCGGCCGAGCCAGAATTTGCAAATTCGCTTGGATTGACCAAGATGCCTGCAAACGCCGCAGTACCGCCTACTGCAGCAACTTTGATCGCTTGAAGGCCCATTTCTGGGGTAGTAACAACTTCTGGCGATGCAGTAAATGCTTTACCGAAGGTGTTTGGCACAGCAGTTTGGCTGCTCAAGCGCCATACCTTTACAACACTTGGCACTTCACGGATGATTTGGCCCAGGAAACCGCTGGTATTGCGAAAGCCGACCGTAGTTTGAAACGACATGGGTGTTCTCCTTACTTACCGGCCAGGTACGCGTCAAGCTCAGTGCTAGACGGCATGCTGTCACCAACGATTTTTGGTTTAGCAGCAGTTTCTGCCGCCTTGTCTGTAGCCAGCAAGTATGCATCAAGTGCAGTTACTTCATGACCGTCTGCGCATTTAATGCCCAGTTTTTTAACGCCATACTTGGCAACTTTATCGTGCGACATAGCTGCACAGTCAAAAGCACCGACCACACGAGAAACACGCTTATACAGCTCATCACGTTTTGCAACAGCTGCAAACATAGCGTCCATTGTTACACCTTCTTTAGGCTTGGCAGCAATTTGTTCTTCGCCGTCTTCGTCGCCAGTGGGTTTGTCTACTGGGTCAGTATCAAGATTGCCTTCATCACCAACAGCAGGATCAGCAGCACCACCTTTTAAGGCAGCAATAAGCTGTTGGATCAGGCCAACGACTGCGCCGGCCTCCTCGCCTTCGTCACCAGTAGGTTCTGGATCAACGTTAGCTTCAGCAGCAGCAGCTTCTTCAGCGGCTTTTTTGGCAGCTTGCTCTTCAGGCGAAAGTTCTACAGCAGGGTCAGCTGCTGGGTCGACGGCCGGGTCTGCTGCAGGATCAGTTGCAGACTCGCCGCCGCCTTGACCTTCGAGAAAAGCAGTCAGAGCCGGCAACAGTGCTTCACGCAAGGCGGACAGCGCATCGGCGTCCATTGTTTTCTTTACTACAACTGGTTTTGGCATTTCATTGCCCTCAAGGGATGCGTCGGGAAAAGCGCTGTCAAGAACTCGAGCGCCCGGTACACGGGCCCGGTCCACCAGAGCTAGGTGGTTACCGGACATATCCGTTTGCTCTGCTGCTTCGGCTTGGCCTTCTAGCGGAACAAACTTACAGGTGTAGCCAAGGGATAGCTCTACCTTTTTATTTGATAGGATTAGACGAATCATTGTACGAGAGTAAAATACTAAATCAGCAACTACCCAGCCCGACTCTTCATCAAATCGCACATTGGTCATTGCACCGTTAACACCCTTTTTATCGGGGTCCATGCCGTCTTCTTCGCCAGGCTCGGCGTCAACTGTCACACCTTCAATATAGGTGTGGTTATTGACAATTGGAAGATTTTGGCAAGAGGCAATGAATTCGGCAGAAGAAATGACTTCTTTAGCGCGAAGAACTTTAACTAGTTCATTAGGATCACCCGGAAGTTCCGCTTCTGCTCTGGCGTAATCAAATACGCCAAAAGAAGTAATTGGGCATGCGGAAACGTGCAAGAACCCGTTGTCGTCAAGACGCCGAGAGCTTGGTGAAGCCGATGCATCAAAGATAATCCGCATGTGGTACTAACTCTAAATAACTGGCTTCATTCTAATCCAAGAGTTACAGCTTGTAAATATTGCGGGTTAAAAGTCAACCAACTTTATTTAACCAAAAAGCTATTCCGACTGGCGGTGCTGGTAACACTCTTTTTACTCGTGGTAACTGTAACCCACAGGTCCTCAATATTGTCTGCAAACTGAGCGGGCTGACACTGCGTTAAGGATAAACAAAAAAGTAAACGTTAGCAGCCTGCGTCGCATAATAGCTCCCTACTTCTTTTGTTTGCTGTTAGCAACAAGACTATCATAAGCTTTTTCGCATGTTAGTCCGCGAGTCCTTGCTTGTTCAGCAGCTTCAGCCAAGACTCCCGCTGCTGAGTCAGCCAAACTAAATACGTCGGCGAGTACTCTTGCGGTATCGGCAGCTGTCTTGCTTGCTGCGGCAGTGCAGGAATTGAGGCTTCTTGAACTGTTGGCAAGTTTGTTAGCAAGCTGGTCTGCCCGTTGCTGCACGCCAGTAGACTTAGCGTTAGCGGAATCAAGCAAAGCTTTAATACTATCAATTTGTTGTTGGCCATCTGCTACTACCTTCTGGTTGGCTATGCTGTAAGCTAGTTCTAGCTCTCGCGCTTTAGTCTCTGCGGCGAGCCTAGCAGCAGTATCGTCGGTATTGCGCTTGGCTTCTTTTACTTCCCACTTAGTGCGTTCTACCGACCCGCCGTACCAATAAGCACCAAACAGCGCGGAAAATATTAAACCCGCCACCAGTAAATACGGAAATAGCTTATCAAGCGGCGACATAGTTATACCAATACTGATAAAGCGGTTTTGTATCGGGCCTTACGATCTTCAAGACCGTTAACCCCGCCGTTAATTCTGCGTGTTAAGTCTGTGAATCGATCAGCATCCGCCAGGTTATTCAGGCTATTCTTTTTCCAGTACCAAACTGCAGACATTGCGGCCCACTGTGGGTCTTCAAGAAGCTCAGGTGTATCCAGCAATCTAGTGTCACCAAATAGAGCTAGACTACAAGCCTTGTAGTTTGCTCTGCCAGTAACTTGAATTAATCCACGGCCCGGAAACTTCGGTCCGTCGCTAAGTGTGAGGTTACCGAGTTTAGCAGCAAGATCGCCTTTGCCATACTTTTCAAAGTAAGTATTACCGCCAATTTCTTTGACGTATACAAGCGACAGAGTTTCATGGCCAATTTGGGCCAAAAAAGCTGCTTGGCGTAATCGAGTATTAATGACCGCATCTTCCATTGCCGCTGTAAGGGGCTGTGCCCACTTTTGCGCTCTGACTAACGGAATACTCATTGCTCGCGACAGCATTAATGCGTCCAAAGAATTCTCCTTACTTATGCGCGTTATGTAATGCGCGTAAGACCATTAAGTTTATTGACGCCATAAAAAGATCGTAAAGCACACGGACTGGCGCCGCTTGACAAAAGCCAGTAGCTATAACGCTATCTTGACTGGTGGTATTTGCTACTGCGTCCATGAGTTGGGCAACAAGCATAATTAAGTACATGCTTGCGCCAGCAACAGAAAATACTGCAAAAACTTTTGGGCAGTCATGGTACGCATGCACAATAAGCCAACTGCCATAACAGATAGCAATTAGGCTTATAATGCTAGCTGCCCATTGCGGTAATGGAATTGTTGCAACAGCGTACAGATAGCTAACCAGGGACATTATCATTACCTTTTATTTTGGCAAGAAGCCGAGTTTCGATTGCTCGAACAAACTCGCTACCAGACCAAGCGGCAATACCGACTATGCCATCGCGGTAGGCAAGATCGGGCGGAAGAAAAGTGCCTGCAAGAAAGGCAGCAAAAACAGCTACCATAAGAAGTGCAAGAAAGGTAGCAAACTTAAAAGGTTTGCCATGCAGTGTTTGATACGAAATTTTTGCGCAAGCTGCAAGAAGTGATATCATACATAAGTGCGCAAACTCTAGCAGACGGTCTACGTAGTGTTCCACGCAGTTCTCCAATTGAGTAGCTGTTTCCTTCAGCTGCCAAAGAATTGATATGCCGGAATTACTTCGCTGGCAAGTTTTCTCAATTATAGACTGAACTTTTTTTCTGGTAAACAAATAGGGGTTAATCGTCTAGGCTACTTGTAGGACGCATACGACAGCGGCAATTGATTGCCCAGCCTGGTTTGCCGGCGTCAGCCTGCTTACCGCCAAAAGCGTAATTTGCATCGCTACCGTCTTCAAAATATAATTCAGCCGGTCCACCTGTTAGCAGAAAAGTGTGGCCATCGCGCTTAACGTGGCAAGGCCTAGGCGTTTTACCAGCCGAGGAATGGTCCCATATAAAAGTCTTGAGCCCAGACTCTAACATACGCGAAGTGTTAAGACTAGTAAATATTTTGGCATTTTGGTCACGAGCGATAAGCTTGGCCCTGTACCAGACCATATGCTTTAGCTCTTTGTAGATAGTTGCTTGATCCGGCCCGTGCTCTTTATACAGGGCAGTTAGTTTAGCCCGAGCTTCTTCGCCGAGATTTGTTATTAGCCCTACGTTAGTTTCTATCTGTTGCTGTAATAAAGGTTCCATACTCACTTTACCCACAGTGAGATTATCCTTGGCTAGCTCTTCGATTGACGCCCAGGTAGATTTAGCTGAATGCCGATTGATTTTGGCTACTGCCCGTGCGACTAGCGCGTAGGCTTTACGCTGCAAAGCTTTTAAGCTATTAACAGTTAGCCGGTCTTCCGCGTAGCCTTCTGGCTTGAAGGGCAAAACTTCACCGACAACAGCCTCATATACCGCGTTATAAATTTCTCGATAGTATTCAAGCTCTAACGCAAGCGACGGGATAAGAGCTTTGCCAACTCTAATGGTTGGCTTTTTGGCGCGCTCTCGCGTTGTTCTGGCATTAAAGGGCTTGGCCATTTACCAGGCGTAACCTTGTTTAGCTAGCGCAGCTCTTACATTCTTGGCCTCAGAGCTATCTTCTTTGCCAGAAAACTGTTTATTATAGGCCGCAGTAACTTTTGAGGTATAATTGCCCGGCTCGCCTGGCTCGTGATAAGCCGCTTGTAAGACGCCTAGCTTGGCGTTTTGTGTAGCTTCCGACTTAATGTCTGCGGGTTTAGCGGCAGATATGGCTTTTGCTATACGCTCTTTGTGAGTCGCAGAAGCACTAGCCGCGGATTCTTTTTTAGCTGCTGCAGCTTTATTGCCGGCTTCTTGAGCAGCTTTGTTAGCAGCTGCGCGCTCTGGCGTACCTATTTCTGTTTTACGCGCAGCTGCTGATAGCTTTTTAGCAACTTCAGCTAGATTTTCTCCTTCATGCCCTCCGCCAAGTCCTTTCTTTACATTGCCGTCTTTATCAAGCTCAACTTTTTTACCGTTAGAGGTTGTAATCCATTTATCACCTTCAGCATCGCCGATATAGCCGCCCTTTTTAAGCATAGCTAGTGCAGCAGTTAGAGCAATTATAAGATCTGCGTACTTACTCATTTTAACTCCTTAGAGGGCGGTCCCATTCACTCCACTGTAACCCCACGAAGCAGTAGAGGAACGGGACCTTAAATTATTCGTTTGGCGCTTCTTTACACGCAAACTTTGCTGGAGGAACGGGTACTACCGATGGCTCAATACTTTTAACCGTTGGGGTTACACCCATGATGACTGTGGCCTGCGGTTTGAGTTGAACTTTACTGAGCGCACCGGCAAGTTGGGCTAGAGTTTCAGACACTTTTTCAGTAGAAATGCTTGGACCAACTTCTACTACAGGCTCGGCAACCACCAGCGCAGTGGCAAGCACAATATCGTCCAAAATGGTTTCGCCAGGCTGTAGCTCTTCTACATCGCCCACAGTGGGTTCTGCGCCGGACTGTTCAGCTCCTGGCGCCGGTTCCTCTGGAACGCCTGGGGCGTCAACGTCTTCTGGCAAATTGTAATCAGACTCTTTGTCCATGCGAAGTCTGCTGCGATCTTCATCTGGTGAGATAACGCCTTGATCGAGGTAAATAGCGGCAGTCTCAGCTTTGGTCTTCTGGATGTTGGCCGCAACTTCTGCACCGACCGAGTCAACAGGCTCCCAAGTATGTCTAATTTCAATTCCGTCCAGGCAGGACAGCGACACCAGCAAGTAATGACGCTCAAGGAATCGATCGAACCAAGTAGACTGAATAGACTCAAGGTACTCGTGGTACGACTTCATTTCGTGTTCGCCAGTGGCATTAAAGCCTTTTGGCGAAGTACCCAAAAGCTTAGTTGCTGGAACACGCGCGATAGCTGCAACAAGCTGATACTGCGTCATGATAACAACGTCAAGGTCAGCAAGCGACGTATCAGTCTGCGTCATATCCTCCGAATTACCAATAACCTTTACTTGGTAGTTATCGCGGTAATTGACCCACTGCTGAATTCGCCCAAGGAAAGCTGAAAGCTTCATCTTAGCTTTGGCCAAGTCAACTTTAAGGACTGTTGTCCGTTTCGACATCGCCAGTAGCGGAGCTTCGTTGGCAGTTCGCTCAGCTGCGTAAACTCGTTCAGCGATTCGCTGGGTAAGCGGAATGCCCGAGAACAAGTAACTTGGTTTGAGTATATCCGCCGGCTCTTCAGTCTTGAAAATGACTAAATGCGACCGATGATAAGTTACGCCGCCAGCTACCCAAAAAGTAGGCTCGTAGAACTCAGGGCTGCTAGGGTCAGACGCACCAACCGAATCGAGCAGCGGGAAGATCCACTGTGGGTCGATTTGCGTCCAGCCTCTAAACGAACCTGGTGTAATACCGTCAGCGTTGAATTTTTTCTTGTAATACTCGGGGTCAGTCGCGTCAACAAGCGGAATCAAAATGCGAATGCCAAATACGTTGGTAAATTTTGCGGCTTCAAGAAGTACCTTGTCCAGGTTAAACTTCGAGTCCAGTGTGCTCAGCGTTTCAGTAAGCTCTTCGACCTGGTTAGCGTCTTCTACGCCTTTAAAGTCTGTTGTCCAGCCGTTACGCAAGGCGTCTTCTGCAGGCATTGCGCAAGCCTTGCCTACTAGCCAGTGTTGCGCTATAATTGCGCAAAGCTGATGGCCGATAAAACCTTGAGAGGCGTACCAGCTAGTAAGTGCCGGAGAAATAGAGCCTACAGATAAATCTTGCGTGCCAGAAAAGGCGTCACCAACTTTAGTTTTTTTAACTGCTTCAACTGCAGAGTCACCAGTAAAGATTAAACTTGAATCTATTGTTGGAATGTCTGTAATTGACCGCTGAATAGAGCGAGCCAATACACTCTGAAGGTCTTGACCAAGTGTAGGAACTTCTTCACCAAAACCTGCTTTGGCGGAAAGGTCAAGAACGCCCTGCTCTTGCTTATCAGTGGGCAAAGCAACAGCTGTAGGCTTTGCTTTTCTGGAAAACAAGTTCAGAAACTTCATTGCTAATTGGCCTTGAGTACGATTTAGCCGATTGTATCTCGGCCTACCTTTTTAGTAAATATTAAGGGGCTCTACTTCTTATTACGTAAGCACATGCGACTGCCACAGTTGTGATGAATATAGAAATAGCCAATTAGCATAACCCTTATTCCATAACGGTATTTCCAGCAGGGCAGTCTACTGAGCATAATAGACACATCAACAAGCAACAAGCATGTTGAATCTAATCTAGCTAAATAACGAGGCTTATCATGACTGACGCAACTAACGCCAAAGTAACTGCAAAGCAAAAGCTGATCAACCAAATCATTGCTTTTAATGCAGGCTACGGCCAAGAAAGCTGCAACGCAATGAAAGTTCCTGAGCTTAAAGAACTGCTGCAAGAACTGAAACTTGAAGCTGTTACTCCTGAGCCAGAATTGAACGCAGAAACTGGTGCGCTGATTGTGCATGAGCCGACTGTACAACTTCCTACTCCTCCGCAAAAGCGTGAGAAAAAAGAAGGCGGCAGCAAACGTGACGTACTCTACGCAGCATTTGATGCGGCTCAAGCTGCCGGTGAAGACCTTAAGGCAGCAGCACATGCTGCTTCGCCAGAAACTTCCAAAGGCGTCGTAAGTAGCTACCTTTGCTACTGGCGGAAAGATCGTGGCGTTGTAGCCACCCGCGGCTTTGGTAATACTGCTGAAAAGAAAACCAAAGAGGCCAAAGTACTCGCTTTGATTGCCAAGTTGTACGGCGTAAACTACAATTTTGATGCTACAATTGAAGCCATTACAGCCACTCGTGAAGCTGAGTTGCAAGCTGCTGGCGGCGAGTAATCAATCACAAATAAACAAAAGGGCGAAAGCCCTTTTGTTGTAGGAGAAATTTATGGGTGATATTGCTGACGAAATGATTGAACGCATGATTGAGGGCCAAGCTTTTGTCTGGGCAATGCAAACAGGCCGTCGCACCAGACCTTCACACAATATAAACTGTAAAGCCACTATGGTTCCCATCATACTCGATATGAAAGTCGAAGAGCCAAAGGCAACTCCAACGCATATCATATGCAGCTACTGCCAAAAAGGCGGTTTGCATTGGGGCCTTGATAAAGGAAAGCCGCGCCTCCGTGAGGAAGGCGGCTGGATTCACGATTGCCCACAGGTGGAAGGTGTAAGCCTCAGCCTTCCGGATGTTCGAACCAAGCGTTAGCCAAAGAAACCAACAGCGCCATTGTTACGGTACAGCGCAATGACTGCCGCGTCTGCCAAGTTAGGCGACGGCACATTGCGCTTTTTTAGGTCTGCCTTTTTCTCACACATCACTTTGCCAGCAAGATCAATGATTTTACGCGGAGCTGATAGCTCCATAAAAAGCTTTTCAAGACATTCAATTTCGCTACTGATAGACAATAGCTCTTCGTCCTCGAAGACTGGCATGTCTTCAGGCGAAAGATTGCGCTCAATAGCCGACAGCAGCACAAACGTGTTGCGTGCTCGATCGCTTAGCGTGCCCCAAGCCTCTGCTTTCTTGTTAGTAAAGTACTCGTCGCAGTTGGTCTCGTCAACATAGAGGTATTCGGAAGCTGACTCGCCGGCGTGAAACTTCTCATGTTCCACTGTGGGTAAGCCTTTAGCCTCCCGCACTTCGTTCATCTCGTTTATTTTCGGGATGGCCGATGCACCAATACCGATTACGTCCGGAACAAGTACCGCATTCGCCTCTACTGCTTTGTGATATGCATACTGCACAGACTGAAGAAGCTGGTCCTCGGTAGACGCCCATTCTTCAATTGACCTTAAAAAGTTTCCACTGGCGTCAGCTAACGCTGAGGTATCTTCGCCAGCGTCCGCAATGTCAAAGCCTAGTCGCCTTTCGCCTTGAGCTATTCCCGGCCGATTCAGCTTAATATGCGCATCAACACACGCGCGAAGCCAGGACGGTTTGATAAAGCTAAGTTGATCGTCAGTGCGAGGAACACCTTTATAGATATGGTCAAACTCTTCCGGCGGTAAACGTTTCTTGGCGTCCTTGATTGATGCAATCATTGTGTTGGACAAAAATGGGTTTTGATCGTAGTTAATTTTACGAACTATTGAGTCAGCCGGCGGATTCAATACCATCGACCACATAAAGTCAGTGGCTAAGTCTGGGTTCCAAATAACCCAAATCTCAGAAAAGTCTTCACGAATAGTTGGCTCAATGGTTTGCCATTGCTCTTTGGTCAGCTTGCCAGCTTCCTCAATAATGAGGATATTGACACCGTTAAGCGATTTAATCTCTTGCAAGTTGCGGGCAATACCGTAATACAAATACTGAGTACCAGTTTCCAAGTCTAGAGTTGTGGTCTGCTGAAAGTCATATTGCTCACTTAGTCCCATTTGCTCGAGACGGTTTTCAATAAGAGACTTACAACTTTGCGCAATAGAGTTTTGAAACTGCCGAGCCACTACAACAGTCAGCTTAAGCTCACTGCCTAAAAAGCTAATTGCAGAAGCAAAGTCGTATGACTTACTGGATGCACGACCACCATAAACAAATTTAAATCGTGCTGGTGTAAACCAAACGTCTTGAAGGGCGGGGTTCATTTGAATCATGGGAAAAAGTCGTCCAGGTCATTTTCGTTGTCGTCCAGTTCATCCGATGACTCGTTGTCAACAACCTGCGCAGAAGTTGTAGTAGTTGGCACTGTTGATGCTGTAGCTTCTGACTTAATGTCTGCCGCAAAGTCGTTAGCAGGTAGCACCACTTTGGCGTAGAAGTCAGCCAAGTTGACAAACTTCTTTTTGGTTTCAATTTTGATTGGTGCATACGCATTTTCAATCTTGGCTATTTTGTCAAGGGCTGCTACTGTTACACTCCCAGGGTGCTCGGTATTAGCAACAAGCGCCCAAAGCTCATCAAGAATTTCTTGGCGCTTCTGGTGTTTGTCGTCAGGTGGGGTTAAGTCGGACATTCTTGTCAGGCCAGTAATAAGCGGGGATTACGGGCAGTCTAGCGCAAATCGATTGACTTGTAAATGAGAAAGGTTTAGCAAGGCTTTGTAAAGCCAATGCTAAACCTTTATAGTGTTACCCACAGTGTCAGGAGAAGCGACGGGCTCGGTCCTCATTGAGCATTTCTTGATAGTGCTCTTCTCGCTGTGCGTCCCAGTCTTTCCAGTCTGGCTGAAGCTCTTTGCGTCGAGCAAAGTAATTGGCACGAGCAATTGTCTTGGCTCGGCTAAGCGCGGCTTCAACCTGTAGGGCAGTAGCGTGCTGGCCGTTTGCTTTGAGGAATTGAATTAGCGCCCAGGTATTGCTCATGGCAAAACAGTCTTTACCGTATTGCATACAGACTTTTTGTAAGGGCGATTGCTTTTTCATTTACCTTTCTCCATCAAACCTGCATTACAGATTGGCAAAGCATCAATAAACTTTAACGCCTCGTCAATACCGACCCAACCAGCAATACCGCCAGCATCTTCAACTCTTTCCCAACCGCCTTCCTTGACGTTAGACGCCATGTAGCCAAGCAGCTTAGTCAGTCGCTCATGTGCCATTGAACGCTCAACTTCTTCCTCAGTTAGCTCAACAAGTTTGGGTAGATCGCTATAATGCTCAGCGATTACCATGCTCCAGCCACCAGTAAGCTGGTTTCCAGGAAAGCTATGCAAGCCCAGCGCTTTGGATAGCTGAATAGCGTTACGCACAGCTGCTTCGTTGCCTTCGTACTTGATAACTCGAATTACTGTTGCCATTTTATTTTCCTTGAGAGATTGGGCAAGAAGCTTTGACTGTTTGTAGTTCTGCTTTTGCGCTATGCGACTCGTCAAGCGCAAGTAGTGTCAGACCAACAAAAACTAAGAAACAAATTATCTCAATGCCTTTCATTTAGAATTGCTCCGCTGGTAGGAGTTACGGTTTTCGTAATTTAGCTGTTTTTGTTGTGCGCGTTGACTTTCTACGCTACGACTATTTTGCGTGCGCTCGATTGTTGAGCGGTAGCTATCAGCCGGCCGGTTTTGTTGGTAATGTGCATTACCAGAATTTTGTTGATCAAACGACCGCGATTTGCCGTAGTCGTAAGCCGGGTAAACTTGCGTGCGCTCAGCCGCTTGGCAATTTCCTTTACTACTAACTATTACCACTATCATTGTAACAGCGTAAATTAACATTACACCAAAGAAAACAGCTAGCGCTTTATTTATGCTCATTTACTTTTCCTCAAGTGGCGGCAAGCCAAGTGCAACTTGGCGTGTGGTGTAGGCTTCAACCATTACCACTGATTGGACTACGCCGTCAACAAGAAGCGTTGACAATTTACCCTCAGTAGTGACTGCTGCGTTTAGCTCTCGCATATCAAATACTGAAGCTTGATTAAGCTCACAAGTACCATAACATTTTTCGTAGCCAATATGCTTGCTAACATTATAGCAGTTAACAAACTCGCCTGCCACTGTCATAATTACAAAGCCTTTCTTAACCGTCATACGTTACTGCTCCGTAAAATAACGCAAGGTGGATGAATAGTTTCTACGACTGTATATCGCGCTGGAACTAACCCGTCTAAAAATACTTTTAATTCAGGCCGGTAACGGCGGTTCGATGAAAAACTGGCTAGATGGCACTTGCTGTTGTGCAGTACCGACATACGGCTTGCCTTTTCTAAGCATCGACCAATATCTTTGTCCCATTCATCTTGATATACTTTCATAAATTATTTCCTCTAGACAATCAATTATACTCTATACAGTACCATTTCTTTAGACATATAGCGCATATTAAGCGGTTGTGCTGTTATTTCCAGCTATATGGCTTAGCTTTATCAACTGCCCTTTATTCCTACGGTCTCCTGTAGCCTCCATACGGCTTCTTTATTTTAGCCTAGTCTAACCTATAAGAAAAAGCCTGAAACTCAGCTACGGAGGTTTCAGGCTAGGTGCACTTTGAGACTGAAGCTATTTCTTGGTCCATTTCTCGCTGTCGGAAATGATTTTCTTGAGAGCGACTTGAGGCAAGCGAGGCATATATTTTTTATTTTCTTCATACCAGCGTTTGATAACCGCGCTTGGCGTATGAATATCAATCACTTTTAACGGCGGAGTATAGCTTGGAGCAGTAGCTACGCAGGAGTAATAAGTCGGATTTTGATAAACTGGGTTGGATGCGCCAGCCGCCTTGAGGTCTCGCACTTCCTCCGGTGATCGGGCAATCTGCGTGTCTGGAGGGTTGACTGACGTAAAGTGCTCAACACAGGCATCTTTAACCTTTTCCGGCGCGCCATAGTTTGCATATTCCATATCAGGAACGCCATCAGCAATCATTTGCGCCATTAGCTTGTGTTCTTTGGTGGAAAACCACATTTCCTTGGTAACCCAAGAAAGGTCAAAGTTACTGACTGTCTGACGGTCCCGTTCCAGCTTGAGAAACGCTGGCTTGATGCTGTAGCCGTAACGATGCTTCGTCTCACAGACATACAAGCCGTTGACAAACAGTTGGCCGGGTTTATCCAGCAAAATGTCGCCCTGTGGGCATTTGATAATCTTGCCAATATCGTCGACACTTTGCATTTGCAAACAAGAGCTGGCAATAGCGGCCACGTCTTCTTCTGACAAATACTCAATGTGGAAAGCAAGGCCTTCGCTTTCTGACTCTTTGTTAGGCCATTCTTCAATAGTGAGCACTTCAGCGCCAAACGCTTCAGACTGCTCAAAAGAAGTTGACCATTCTACGCCATTGTTTAGAACAACTGGACGCTTGGACAGGCGAGTAAGCACAAGCAACGCAATTTTGTAGCCTTCGCCAAAGCTACCAATGGCGTTGTCGTTTTCTGCTTTGGAGGTTGAACCCAACAAAAGTGAAGAAGACGGTAGTTCAACACCACGAGAGCGAATAGCCAGTCCAGTCATTCCGCCGCCGCACTCATAAAATTCGTGTTCAAACGGAGCGCTTGAGTCAATGGCATTTTGAAGAAGCTCTTGAACAGCTTTCTTCAAATCCCAATGGCGGACGTAATCGCGGGTCATTGGTAGTTGGTAAGTTTTCATTAGTCTGCCTTTAGCGTCTTAGCGAAGTCTTCCGCTGATTTAGAAAGGATATAGCCCTTTGTCATTGCGTCGCTTACTTCTTTTTGAGTAAGCTCACGACCAATAGCTAACTTGACGTTATCAATGTAAACGACCCAACCGTTTGGATCATTTTTAATTTCTTTCATGGCTTAAACCCGTTTCGTTTGCAGTATGCGAGGTAATCTTGACGTGCCATACCGTAAAGCATATGGGCTGGAACAGTAGGTGCTGTGCTAGCAAATTGCTGAAATGAAATACTCACTGACAGCAGCCATTTTAAATGTTTTACTTTACCTTTACTGACCATTTTAGTTACTCTGTTAGTAGCTGAAGACTTAATTGTAACTCGTTTTGCTTTGCAGGTACAATAATACCCTTATCAGTAAGGCGTTTAAATTTGGCCTCGCGCTTTGCCCGCCGGTCTCTTCGGATTAGCTGTTCACGATCGCGAAGGTCTTCGCCTTCTAATTCAATAAAATAAACTGGTGTTGCCCGGTGGTCGGATTGACGTCGAACAGCACGGCTACTATCAACATTACCATCACACATGCTACGAATTTTGTCTGCCGACATATAGCCAAACAGTTTTGGTTTACCCACAGTGGCTCGCCAGAGACGGGCGGCGCGCAGGAGCGCTTACATATCTTTGGTATTTACCAAAAAGCTGATTGCGCCCTGGCTTTGGGCCATTGCCAGTTCTGCGCTGAGATAGTCAAATTCTTGATCATTCATTTGGCGGCCTTCAAAGTGTTAATTTTACGCCAATCGCGTACTAGGGCTGAAATATTATTGTTTACGGCATACCATTGTGGCGTGTACATAGCAAACCGTAAAAGCAAACCGCGTTGGTGCTCAAGCATAATGTCTAGCGTATGATCTTTAGCCACAATAATTTCCTTGAAAATAATGGTTATTTGGTGTTCAGGCGGATTACTTCGTCTAGGCAGGCGTTCCATGCCTTGGTCTCATATGTCTCAGACCCATCAGATGACCTCAGAGTCATGCGCTCAGGCAGCACCACCGCTACCAATGTGGGCTGCTCGGCGTAGAGCGGTTTGTCGTTCGGCGTCTGTTTATCATATGCGAAGTAGGTGTCGTCATTCATATCAGTGACGATCCATGCTACCGGCTCGCCCTGGGGCTGGGCGGCTGGCTTGGGTTGAGGCTGACGCGGATACGTTGCACGACTTGAGAACGGTACAGCGGGATAAATTGGCTCTGGCTTAGCGGGCGCATCCAGCAGGGCGCGCAGCTCTAAAGCCGCATTCTTGGAATTGCCGCCCCATGCAAGCAGGCGATACATCCTCTCCAGCAGCTCACGCGGCACGCCGTCGATCGTTTGGTTGGTGGTCATGGCTTCGCCCCATACAGCTCGAAAGCGAAGACCACGTAGTCCTCTTTCTGCTCGTAGTTGAGGACGTAGGTGATTCGCCCTTTTGCCTGGCGCCCGGTAGTTACGTTTTGGCTGATTTCACTGACCTCATGAAACAGAACCTCGTCACCAGCCTGGAATCCACGATCATTGTTCCGGCGAATCTCGAAGGTCTTGATTCGCTCCAGCACAGGCTCGAAAAAGCATTTACGTATTTTGAGTTCATGCAGCATAAATCACCTCAGCAAATCAGTTGTGCCAGTGCCAGCAGGCACCAGCAGTGGGCGGGGAGTTGGTCTTTCACGGGTTAAGCCTCGTAACCACATGCGCGAATATCGGGTCCGCCTTCATTTGCCGGTATATTCCCTGGAAGGTGCGAAGATCGTAGGCACGAACCACAAGCGCAAGGTAGGACAACCGGAACCGTTTAGATCGCTTCATCGCCACCACCCTCTGCTGGCTTGAGTGCGGCATCGCAAAGATCGTCAATGCGTTTGCTCTCGACCTCTGACGGCTCGGACCATTCAGGGTGTGGGGTCGGGAAGTTTTCAACGGCCATGACAAGGCGCAAATACTCATAGCGCTTAGCGTTCTTGAGCGTTTCCCCGAAAAGGTCATCGACTTCATCAAGCGGAATGCCCAACTCATCAAGGAGGGCGGCCTGTTTGACCGATACAGCCTCCAGCACATCCACCTGCAGCCCTAGCAAGCCGCGCTCAGTTATGGCTCTAGACCACTCGACGTCCAAAGCATCCGCCCGCTCATCCGCTGCGGTCAGGCGGTGTTGCAGCCGAGTGATAACCTCATGCAGCGTTTGCGCGCTGGCGTCGACAGAATCAAGAGAGGTCAGCGCCGCATCACGCTCGGCGGTTACACGGTCAAAGTCGGATATTCCCACGTACTCAGCTTCGCCTTTCTTACAATCTTCAAGGTTAAACCAAGAGCAATCACCACCTCGCTGCTGGTCCAGCGCATAAAATTTCACTTCACTCATGATCCACCTCTAGATCTTCAACATTAATATTTTCTGGGCAACGCCTAGCATGCTCAAGCAACTTTGCGTTAGAGCTGAATGTGCTAAAGCAGTCTAGACACTCGTATTCGTCCGGCGGATCGAGTGGTCTATCGCCTATATAAGGATTCATTATACTAACTCCTCTGCTGTTTGCGTAATACCAAAAAGAAATTAAAACAAAGCCGCTAATAGCTAGCGGCTGTTTTCAATAAAAGCGTAAAGTGTATGTAGCACCAAGCCCGTCAGTAAAAGCCGGTATGTCTTCAATGCGTTGGGCAAATTGTTTGGCACCTAGGCATTCGCCTTTGCTGAAAGTCAAAAGCGTTGGGTCTTGCTGTTTAGTGTTAGCTTCAAGCAATACTGCAGCGTTTTTAATTTCCAATTCACAGTCAGTAACTGTCTCAAACTTAACAGACCTTAGTGCGGAAATTAAGCAATGAGGTTGCTTGCCTTCTAGCGCAAAGCAAACAGTAACAATTGCTGAGAAGATCAATTTTGTTGCCCCTCTATTTGGTTAATGTCAGTCTGAAGCGAATCTGCAATTTCTGACCAAAAGCCAAAGTTGGCCGGGTCTTCACTCGCACCGTTTGGTGCATAGACTGCTTTCCAGCCAAGCGCACGTTCAAGGCGAATGTACAGCTTGGCTAGCTGTGGGTCAATCACTTTCATTTATTAAATTCCGGCCTTGGCGGTAAATTCAAGCATTACTTTATTTTTACAAACAATTATACGGCTACCGTCTGTAAACATATAGACGTCTTTATTGCGTATGTGATCGCGCAACATGCCAGCACAAGCCTTTTGAGCAGCTTTGCGCGCGTGTCCAGCAAGTTGATTTCCTGCAAGCAATTTCTCTGCGCGAGTCATGTCAATTCCTTTAATTGGGTGATGCTGCCTACAACGACATTGGGAACGTAGGACGATTCAGCACCATAGAAGTTAAAACAATTGTACGCCAATAATAAAAGCTTGTAAACCTATTTACCCACAGTGGCTGATTTAACGCCAGCGGCAAACCCAGCCGCAAATAGCTGCAAAGAAATTTCACTGCGTAGTTTGGCTTCTTGCGCAGACTGAACGCCAATAGTTTGTCGAAAGTTATTGGCGTATTCCATCCAAGCGTCCAGTATTTTATTGTCGAATGTATGAGATACTTCAACTGGCGCGACAACTATCGTTGCACGATAACGAGGAGACATGCTGTTGAGGTTTACGTGGTATTTGACCCAACCGCCTGCTTCAAAACCGCAAGTACAAAACCAGTTGTCGCCATTTTCAGCCCACTTGATCCAATGGTCAACATAACCATTTGCTTGCGGGTGAAAACCCATTGTGCCTTCTGGCGCTTTGCTCCAGTCGATATTAGCTTTCATTTATTTAGTCTCCAAGCGTGTTTGTGCCCGTACTTTGTCAATACGCGCGATGGCGAGTGCAGCTGTTTGGTCAAATTTGTTTCCGACTACGCCAACATAGCCAATAGACTTTAGCTGCGGGCGACCTTGCCAAAAAGCTTTGTAGTCAGCGCTTGTTAGATTCATTTTCAGCGTCTCGCTCTGCTGTGTCGCCAATTGGGAAAAATTCATTAAGTGTTTGTACTGCAGTAAAGTGATCATTGGTCGCGTCACTATACGTCGTAATGCAACCCTTCAAACTGCTGGACTTTTTATTTTCAGCTTGCAATGTCTCAAGATCATATTGCAGTTGACGATGTTTAAGCCCGAGCTTCCAGTGCCAAAGTCGCAGCTCACGCAAGTGTATAAGAAAGTTGTGTTGACCACAATGACAAAAGTCGTCTTCAGTACCGCCACCAACAGCCAAACAACTGCCGGTGTGCATTATACGAATTTTCATTCAATCACCCGATATCCACAGCTACGCGCCCAAGCTTCAGCATCTTCTTTGGTTATAAAGTCTTCGAGCACGCCGTTAAATGTTTCGCCTTCAAAAAGTGAAACAACCCATTGATAAGCTGACATTTCAGAATAAATGCCTTTTGGCTTAATCTTAACTGTTGGCTTAGCCATATCCGTGGCGTGCTGCTTGGCTTTAAGCCAAATGGCAAGCTCATCGTTGTAAACCTTTGAGTCTAGCGCAGTGTACTGCTTAAACGCTTTACGTTCTTCTTCAATATTCATACAAACCTCAAAAGCAATGAGCGGCTAAATTGAATGCACTGATAACCAGCACAACAAAGGTTAAGACGCAGCAAGCGTCGCTTATCAGAAAGTCGTTAAACGAGTAGTTCATTTTCTTGCTCCGTCTTGATTGTGATTAGATATAAGTATGCCGCGTTTCCGCGGCACTGTACACTTTTATTTACTATGGCTCCAATGTAAGGGTATACGCGCAGCCCAGCGGAATACCAGTTGTGTCTTCAGCAACAAATAATTCCCAAACGTCGTTAGCGTTGGCAACAATAACTTCAGATAGACTTGTCGCGTTGTTAAACGTGGCTTGCTCAAGGCGGTCAGCTGGCAGATGCGTAGTAAATATTTCTTCGCGTTCGCCAGTTGCATGCCGATAAAGAGTAAGTGTTACTGGTTCTACAGAAGGCAAAGTCCGCTTGATGATAAACTTTGCCAAGCCATATTTGAAATAATCGCCAGCTTCGATGTAAAGCGACGAGCCTGGAACCATTTGCCCAGTCACGTGCAGGCTGCGATCAAGCGGTACAGTTGACGACAGGCCAAGTTGCGTTACCAGCGCTACAAGCGTTTCAGTTTGCGAAATAATCAATTTGCTTTCTCCGGTTGGGTAGCTACTTCTTCAATAAAACAAACATCGCCTTGACGATAAGTATCGCGCTTTCGGCCGTCAACATAGTGCTCAAGTGTAACAGTCAACATGCCGATAGCGTATACTGTTACAGGTATAAGAGCGTACGGATTGCCTTCCTGGCATAGTCCAAGTATTGTTGCGTAGTATTTCTTGCCTATCCCTGGAACGATTGGCTTAATTACAGTTACCATTTGCTTTCTCCAGTTAAATGCTACGATCGCAGCTTATAAGTTCTTTAAGGTCAGACCGACGCTGGTCGATGTAATCTTGAGTTCCAGTTGCAGCGTCTGGCCGCATGCTGTCATAATGCGCAGACATGCCAAGCCTAAAGCCCATTTCGTATGCGGACTCAAGATCGGCGTTAGGACTACCCACAGTGGCCGGCTGGCTGCCAGCGGTCACTCTGACAATGTCTTGAACGCGCGTAACACGGCCGACTTCTTGGTGGCGCAACGCCAAGCTTTCAACTGGTCGAGCAAAGAACTCTTCAGCCGCTTCAGTTTGCTCGACTGTGGGCTTCTCAAAGTCTTTACGGTCGCTGCTAAAAGCTTGTACATTTCCGGGATGCTTGCGAAGATTTTGTGGAACGCTTAAGCCTTCATGATATTTGGCAAAGCGCTCAGCTTCAGCTCGATCGCCAAAGGCCATAGGCAAAATTTCTTTGCCGTTGCGGGTTTTAGCGCCAAACACATTATATTTGATTGTCATTTAGTTAGTCTCAATGTAAAGGAATTGGCTTAAAGCTTGCATGGTTTGGCCAAGCGCAAGCTGAGCAAGCTAAACAGCTTACCTGCATAATAGTAGCGCAACGTGCACAAACTTTATACATTTTTTATTTCCAGTAAAAGCTCAGTAGCCAACAACAGCTCAGCTTTCGGCACAACACAACCAGGAAGGTGGTCACATTTCCAATGCCATTCGTACAGCGGCAACTCTTCACCCGCAGCGTTTGTTCTGACGTGATATTGACGCTCATCACAAAACTGGCAGCATTGCCATTCATTGTCTTCTTGCTTGTCAACAATTACTTGTGCAAATTCTTTCAGTAGAGGATCCATTTATTTAATACCTACTTCGCGTAATCGCCGACCAAGCTCAATGGCTTGGTGACACTACCGGCCGGAATCCCGACCATTTGTGAGATTGAAAGCAAATCGTGACCGCGCTCCCAGAGTTTGAGAGCGCGCAACGCTTTTGCTCGGTCTTTTTCAAGCCGACGTTCTGCGCTAGCTGTTCCCATCAACCTGCTCCTGCGTATAAACGCCTCGCTCTACTAGCAAACACTTGCCTTCAGCATCATCAATCTTTACGGCGTTAGGCCAAGCGCGTTCGCTAAATGCTCCAACAACAATAAACTTGTCATAAACTTTAGTGACATGACCTACACATCATGGGTCGTTTGGGTCTTGATCAGACCAGCGACTTGCATGCACATAATCGCCCAACTTAATTCCTTCAATGCTTGCCATTGTTTTTCCTCAACAAAAAGGTTTTACCCGTAAAGGCATAACGCAACATGTCTGCTGCAAATAGTAATATGCCACAGGTAGATAATACACCCATTGCTATGAAAATGTAAATAGGCCACATCAGCCGTTACCGTCAATAAGCATTTCGTCAAGACGACCACGCGAGTCTAGGTTAAGTGTCTCACTACGGCCGAGGCATTGCCTGCCGTCAGTAAAGCCAGCTGCAATTGGCGTACGCTTAATTCGACGCCACCGACCGGTAGATTGGTCGCGTATACGTTGTACCGCTTCTGCAAAACAATCGTGATTGACTGCTTTAGGAAAGATAAAGATTTCTTCTTTACCATTTTCGTCTTTGGTTACAATATACTTCATTTGGTTGACTTCTCGTAGACTACTGTTAGACCAGCTGTTTTGACGTGTTCTTCACACTGCCAAATAATTTCGTTTGTTTCGGTGGCCCAGTCATCGATTTCTGGAAAAGTTACTACAATTGCTTCACGCGAAGCAAGCCAAGCTGCACACATTTGGTTTTTATGCAAATGGCCTTTAACGTTCATCGATTCTTCAGGCCAAACGCCACGATACCACGCGTCAAATTCCTTATGTGCTTGAGTAGTCATACAATCACCTATAAATTAATGGCCTGAAACGGCCTTTGAAAGTTTAATGCTACGTGTCCCTGTCCTCCGTAGAGGCGTCCGGACCGTGTCCTATACATTTTACTAGGCCTGCAAGGCAAAACTCCGCCATGAAGCTTACTGGCGACGAGAACCTTCTGGAAGCCTCAGCTTTCTACAGCTTTTAAAGCATTCAAAACAGCAGTAGCTGCGATTGGTTTTGACTTAGCAAAAGTAGCCACAAAACGTTTGACGTCGCCTTCTGCAAAGTAACAGCCATTAACAAGAAAAAAGGTTTCAGGCGGACCGACACGCTTTGGCGTACAGCGAAACTCATAGCCTTCAAGGCTGACAATACAAGGCCGTTGCTTTTCAACAGCTTGGCGCTGCATTGCTTCAATAATGTCTTTGGCAAGCTGGCTCATACACGCTCCCAGCAATCGTTTGTATCAAAGCCGTCCGGCTGAGGGCCTGCATTAAGGCTTGTAAAATAATGGGGTGTACCGTCATCAGTAATGACGTAAAATCCGTCGTCAGTTACAGCCGAGTAAGCTTCATACTTTTTGCTAACTGTTAGCTCGGTAAAGCCGGGTTCAAAAATGTCTTTAATAAATTTGAGTTGCATGATCAATCTCCGTTTAGTTGTGTTAACAAAGCCTTCAGCATTTATTGTAGCCATTTTTGCTTTGATAATGGGCCTTTGTTTGGTTTTACAATTCGCGCATTTTTAAGTTTTAGCTTTTTTAGTGGTAAAACTGAAACTGTAGTAATAAACCGACCTATGCGAATTCCATTGCGGTAAAGTATATTGTCAGCTATTTCGCACTGAACTCCGTCACAAATAAATAGCAAATATGTGTTATGTCGCATCTTGTCTTGCTCCGTTGTTCGTTTCGATGAGTTAATTATGCCAACAGCTGGCAAGCACGCACAATCAATTGTCCATATCAAGTGGCTGTTAACCAATAAGAAACCATGTGAAAATAAACGTGTACAGCCCTTTGCCCAGCGCGTATAATAGATACATCAAGACGAAACAAACAACTTACTTAAGGAATTAAATAAATGACTACTGCAGCCAACAACTTCAAAGCTTTTGTAGCTCGCTTGAACATTGAAGGCCGTTTCTTCCACATGGATGACGACATCACTGACTTTGGCGACTTGTTCACGGCTAAAGAGCAAGTTGAGTTTGCAGCAATTATTAAAGCTGCTCGCCAAGCTCTTACTGCTGACGAGTTTGACGAGATTGCTTACACCTAGCCCACAGTGGGCGACAAATAAGCCCTCTTAGTTGAGGGCTTTGTTTATTGCGCAACTTTTGCGCTAACAGCTACATAGCTTATTGGTCCGTCTTCAACAGCTGCTTCCATATAGTTAGTTAGCGCTTCAATAACTGTAAACAAGTAAAACCGCTGTTGCCGAATAGTAAAGCAGCTAAAATCCCTTTTAACAGTTGTAAAGCCAGCCTTATACACACGGCCGAGTGGTAGCACTTTTTGTGCTACAACCAAAAATCCGCCTTCTCCAGTTCGTTCACAACTCCAGCATATTTTGCTCATTACAGTTCTCCTAAGGCATTCGCCAAGTTACATCCCAGCCCTCGCTTGACCGAACAAGAGCCATCAATTGAGTACTTGAGCCTTGTCTTTTCAGTTTATCTGCGTAGTCACACGCATCGGTGTATGATGTAAAGCTCATTCGGTAACTGTTCATTTTACAGTCCACGCATATGGGAGCCAAGTGCCGACTTGAATACCGTTGTAGGCTGCTGTTGCCAGTGTACCTACTACCCTATTTCAGCAGTTGGATATTTTTGCAGCACAACTGCAATCCAAGCGGTTCGAGACTTAGCGTCAGTTTCTTTGTGTTCAGCTGGATGCTCGTAAAGTTTGGTATCGTCACGTAGTTGTTGGCCAACGCTATTAAGCGCGCAGATTATACCAATTTTTTGTGTGGTGGATACGGCCCATTACTTGTTCAGTCATTTTGAACGCTCCTCAATGACACCCAAGCGTACTTGGGCCAATCGTCTTCGATTATAAGACAGTTTTCAAGAGGAACAATTTCTTAGTTGTCCATTCGTGTTTCAAGCGAGTCAAGTTGGTCCTCAGTAAGGTTTTTCAACTTGATAATAATATAACGATCTTCATGTTTAAAAGTCATTACTGTTTCCTCAGCTGATTCTTGTTTTGTACGTAAAGGTTTGTGTGGGCCTCTGCTAAAATCAAAATCAACAATCATTACTTTTTCTCCAGGTTCATTTTAGCGATTTCGATTTCAGCCTTTAGGGCTTTTTGGTCGGGCAAAAGCTGGACTGTCAGTTAGTTTAGTTGTCATTTCAGTTGTGCCTTTGCATTTTCGTCGATTGCTTTCTGGATAGCTTCAATCTGTTTAAGCGTTATATGCGCTTCGAGCTGAAAGTCTACATTAAGCGCATAACAGATTAGCACATCGTAGCGAGCTTGTAAACTAATAAGTTGAGCGCACAACGCTACGTGGTAAGCGCTTGCCTCAATTTGTTGCTGGTCCAGGATGTTTATATTACACTCCAGCCAAATTAAGCGCATGCCAAATTGCATGACGAACTTCCCGGAGTTCTACTGCTTCGTCAGCCGCAGTAAATTGATTTTGAGTTACAGCTTTGAGCTCTTTAGCTTCGGCCGCAGACAAGCTAAGCGTAAGTACAATTACTTCAGGTTCAGCTACTTTTGCAATGGCCATTACTTCACCCCCACAAGTTCAAACGCAACAATTTCATGTCGTCAGCTTTGCGCGATGGGTCTGGCACAATGTCTACGCGCACCAATTCATCTCCGTGCGTAGCTAACGGCTACGCACGGAGAACAGCCGCTAGTTATTGAAACATGCCGACCACGCAGCCATTGTGTCAAGGCTGAGCTTGCTGATCGACGAAGTGGAAACAGCCGAGGCAGCGGTGTGCCGTAAACAGCTACGCCATCAACCGGCGTTTTGGTGATTTGAGGGTTATGGCTGTCTTCAAGCGGGTCCCAATAGGATGAGCCACTGCCGTTCTTACCTGTGGGTACTGGCATGAACAAACCGGTTGGAGTGTGGCGGATTGCGTAGACTTTCATGCTGACACCTTTAGTAAGTTAGAAGCTTTGATTGTAGCGCAATGCTTAGCTGCTCGTAAACAGCTATTTACACCGCTTTAAGAAATTCTTCTTTTGGAATTTCGAGTTGGTCCAATGCCCAGGCGACCGACTCGAAGTGAGAACTGCGTAGCATGAGGTAGACTGGCTCGACATACTGCTCAGGGCAAATGTTGTCAGCTACGTACAAAAGCAATGTAAAGTCTTGGCTTTTAAGCTGTGCCAATTCGACTCGAAGCAAATAGACAGCAAGCCACCACGCCGAATGGTCAACGCTTTCACCGTTTTGATAAAGTTGGTTGTTGGTTACGTATCGCATAGTCATTGCTTTTCTCCAGGAATGATCATGCCAAGCTGTTTGCTTTAGCAGTAAGTCGTGGCAAGCGTTTGCGAAGCCGCCAGCAAGTGGCTACACGAAACAAGGCCCATTGGCGAATGCTGCCGTAGTTGGCAATGTAAAAAGCTCGACGCTTTTCTACAGTGTTAAAGTCATAGTCTGTCATTTACATCACCTCAACAGTAATCAGTGAAAGGTTTTCAAAACCGATTTGGCGTACTAGCATGCGGATAGCCCAGTCACGGCCTTCGTGGTAGAAGCCAGATTCAAACAGCTGACCGTTTACAGTAGCAGTGGCTTGATAGTACATGATTAGGCTTCCAGCTGGGATTGAAGATCACGAATTTGTGCAATCAAAGCCACTTTGTCGCGCAGCTTAGTGTTAACAGTCATAGCAGCGTACTGGGCTTCCAGCAGTTTGATTTTGCGCTCAATAGTCATGATTCATTCCTCGATGTTCGTTGGTATGTGTCTATTGTACCAACAAACACTGAGCGTGTAAACGTTTAGTTTATTTTTTCTAAAGCTTACCTCTTCGCTATAATAGCCATTAGACTCGCCAAACCAGCGAAATACCACAAAGCCTTTAGCTGTTGCTAGGCGATAAAATGTCTATGTGCTCGAGCCATAGCTGCTTTCGTCTCCTTCATTGCTAGCCTCTTCTGCTAGCACCAAAGGTTTGCCAATCAAGTCAGCAATGTCGCCTTCTACATCGTTAACGTTTACTGACTCGCAACAGTTTTGGTCGTGATACATTTTAAAACTGCTACCATTGTCGGCATAAAGTGTAATTTCTTCACTGCCAGCTTCTGCGCCTTCAATTGCGCGCAACGTCAAGCCTACAAGGTCTGAAAAGTTCATGGCCGTTCCTTTTAATAATATAAGTTAGTGAATGTCTATTGTACTGCAGCTGATTGGCTTTGTACACTTTATTTGCTATCAACCCACAGTGGCATGCAGCGCCGTGGCTGTGCAGTTGGCTCACAGCTTGATAATGTTCTTCAAGTGCGCAATAAGCGACTCAATATCCGCAAACTCAGCAATGTCGTTATCAGTGCAGCTATCATTCAAAAAGATCATGCCATCCATCAGCTGAGCTTCGTAGTCTGCAAGGTATACAACATCAAGAGCGCCGTTGTCTTGTTCAGTCTCCACACCGTAGCTTGGGATGGAAGCATCAATGATAGCCTGGTTAATTTCAAAAATGTTCATTTGATGTCTCCGTTGTTTGTACGTTCATTATAGCAGTTGCGGCTTGCAGCGGACAATTGATTGTTCGCATGGCTATCGGCTAAGGGATTAGAACAATCAATTGATAAAGTGGTTAATAAAAGTGTACAACAGCTGCCGACTACCTTATAGTAGATACATCAACAAGCAAACACACTTACTAAAGGAAATACAAAATGAAAACTAAAGCTGCTTTTTACGTCCAAGTATTTGTTGAAGCTGAAGGTATTTGGCACAATCTGTATAGCGCTACGACTGAAGGTGTTGCTAAAATGCTTTTAGAGCGTGAATTGCAATCCAATATCGCCAATCAAAAGTTTCGTTATATTGCTGTTTAAGTAAGGAAATACCAAAATGAAAGACCTAAATAAAGTTGAGCAAATTGGCTATTACGTAGCCATTGAGATGCATAAAGCTGCGCTGGAGCAAGTTACTCTTGCGCAATCTGTAATAGTGGATATTGCAGATTCTAAAGACTTCCCGTCGTACACCATTGCTACAAAACATTGTTACGTAATTAGCATCAAAGGTATTTTGATATACGCCATTGATACTGATCTTGACAAGCTACAGTACTTCATGCGTCGAGCCAATATGATAGCTGGCCAAATGTAACAGCTATGCCAATGGCGCTTACTTCAGCAATGAGGTAGGCGCTTTTATAATCGTCTCTGAAATGATCCTAACTAGCGTTAAATAGCTTAGGTCTACTTTTTTCATGAGCTCTCGTAATGCCGCTTCAGGTGTTCTGAAACGTTTTACAGATATGCGGCCCTTGTCAGTGCGAACGATAGCGCTAAACACCGTGCTTAGTTCTACCCCCTCCAGCAAGTCGTTCTTCTTATTAACAGCAGAAATTGTTGTAGTTTTAGACTTGCGCGACGAGGCTCTTGCCTCATTTTGCTTTTTGAGCTTTGCAACAGTTTCTGCTGTACTTTCATACAGCTCTTTACTTACTAACACTTTAGTAATGCTAAAAAGACTTTCGTATTCTTCTTGCGTATAGCCGTACTTAGCTGATTCAGGCTTAGACGTTGAGCGTAAAGCTCTATAAGCTGTTTGCTCAGAAACAAATAGCTTAATACCCGTCAAATCAATTTTCCAACGCGTAGTAGACTGCTTTTCTCCTTTTCTTGCCAAAGTAGTAAACCAGCCTTTCTCGCTAGTAGGTCGAAGTTCTTCTGTGCTGTTTAATTTGATGGCGTAACAAAAGTATACTGGTAGCATTATTTATTCCTTATTTATAAGACGTTTAATTATATAGCGCAAAACTTCTTTAGTAAATCTTTATCTATAGATACCCACAGTGGTCGGCAACGCGACTCTTTAGACTATTCCGGTCAGATTTGCTCGAATTTTAGCTGATGCAAATCCTCGTAACTCTCGCATCATATAGCAAATGCTAGGCGAAGTACACCTTTTGTTGCGTAGCCTAACGCACCAGATGCATCTAGTTTGCATCTGTGCTGCACGGAGCCTAAGTGCTTGATCTCATTACCTTTGGTCTAAATTCTGTGCGTTTAGCTTTATGCAGGTGATGCGGCCTGATGCAGATGCGGATGGCCTAGGCGGATGCGGCCTAGCCCTACCTGCTATCAGCTAGTGTGTAAGTCTCCATTTGTCCGTCTACTTACTACCAATAGCCTATAGCTGTATATATTTTTTAAAAATTAAAAATATATAGACAGGCCTATATGGACTTACACACCCTAGCAAATATAGGGCACCCTGCCTGACGCGCATCTTTGCATCAGGAGACTAAAAAGCCTTATAAAACAAGGGCTTAGACAGATGCGAGGCCTGATGCAAGAGTCAGCTGATGCAAATCTCAAACCAAAATAAGCCAGAAAGAAGGTTTAAAGTCACTGATCCAAGTTGTTAGTTTAAATAAATCTGCTTAATAGCTTTTATGCGCTTTACCTGATGCAAAACAGATGCAAAACAGATGCGGATTTTGCATCAGGCTAGTTTGCTAAAATAGGACGCATCGCCGTGAATCAGCGTTGGTTGCTAGCTAGACGAATTCAGGCTCCATAAGATTACGCGGATAGCCTGATGCGCATCGATGCGAGCATTTGCATCTAGTAGTTATAAAGTAACGTAAGAGGGTGTAAAACAGCTTGTTTCATCCCTTGAGCCTCATGGCCTATCACTGTGGGTTACCGTCCTTCTATATAGCGCGCGAAAGGGTTTACAAAAATCTAGAAAGGGTTTATGATTCTTTCATTAATCACCGTTAGGTATTTGAGAATGAAACCGATTGAACCTGGATGCTTGGCAATAATCATCAACTCGTTTGTGCCAGAAAATATTGGTAAGACAGTACGCGTTATTGAGCAAATTGAAGCTGGAAAAAATTACGAAATAATTGTAAAAGTTGGCGTAATGCCTACAACTATTCACTATACTGCTTCGTCCTCAAAACGCTGGTTGGTAGAAGTTTTGCAAGGCAAAGTTGTTATTGCTTGCGACTTTTTTAAACAGCCAGTCTACAACGCTCAGGGCCTTGCAAAAGACGAATGGCTTATGCGTATTGGCGACGATAACATTCAAAACGTATTGAAGAAGACAATTGAAGACAGCTTTCAAAATATGCTGAAAAAGGAGGCTGAAAATGTCGAATGAAAAGCTAAGCCCTTCGCTTGATCCGGCCACTTATCTTGGTATGTCCGCTGGGTTAGCCTCGGGGATGGGTGATCCAGCTTTACTTGCAGCTCATGCTGACGTACTGCTTTCGCATTGCCAAGCCGGCGATTACTCGGTTATGATTCGCCACCACAACTCATTGGTAATTGCTGGGCAGATGGCAGCACATGCTGCTTTACATAAAGCACTGCAATGCGAAACTCCGGAAGACTACGACAAGTGGATGGCGTCAGCTAAAAAGGCTCAAGCCTTGGCAGACGCCGCAACTCTTCAGGTAATGCAACTTACCAACACCGAAGCCAAGCTTTTGCCTTATCGTCAGCGAGTCCAAAGCGAAGCCACGCAAACTGCTCGGCTAACTTTGTCACACCAAAACATTCGCGCAGAAGCTCTGCGGCTGGTAACCACACAACTCAATACTCTTAACGCAGAAGCATTGAAAGAGGCTATTATTGCCGATCGCGACTGGCCTAACCAGTTAACTATTGACGTTGAGTAAAGCTAGTTTACGCTAGCATTTACTTATTCCTTTTTAAAGCCTATTATTACTTTCCTCTAGTCTGCAAAAGACTGTGCTGCTATCAAAGCGTTCGCCGACGTCGAGAGATTGGTCTCTCTCAGGGTAGTAGTACAGCCTTTTGCGGATTAGTAATCCCAGCACGACCAGCTGGCAACCCTTTCTTTCGGCGATTTACTATATGACCCTAAGCGCGGCATCCTACCCACAGTGTTTGATTGACGGCTCTCCAGTCTGGGGAGTTTGGCAATTGGCTATCGATGAAGATGGCCAAGCCTACAAAAAACAAGTTCACATGACAGGTCGTGCTCCTGACGTTAGTCGGCCAGAAACCTTGGTGAACTACGAAGTAGCAACTGCTGCTATTGCGTCGATGTCAAAGCACCCACTATCCGTCAAAGTTCAGGTCTATCTCAAAGAACATCCTAAAGCCACTGCCATGGGGCACATCTGGCTTATTCAGCCGGGTTTTATTGTTCTTGACTACGACGACTTGGCGGCCAACCCCGGCTACACTTCATTATGCAAAGCCAACGAAACTTGGACAGAGACGTCCAGCCGCGGTAACGGCCTACACCAAATTTTTAGCTGCCCGGCAGAAGTGGCCGGCGTTATTGCCAAGGTAGTAGACGGCATAGACGCCCGAGGGGCTGGCACCTTTTTGTACATGACTGGTCGTTCAAATCCAGCGTGGCCGGATATTCAGCCATTGACGCCGTACTTTGAAGAGGTCATTTCTGCAAAGTCTCGAGAAAACGCTGAGTTACGCGCACAAGCCAATTTGCGTCACGAGTTTGTTGGCGAAGAAGTGGCTGACGAATATCTTATTGAGAAATTCAAAGAAGACCCAGAAGCATTAGCCTACGCCAAAGACCCACAGCAACAGCTTAACTCGGACGTCATGCGAGTATTCGTCCAGCGTCTTTCGCGCTACTCTGCTGACGCAGGCCAGATGCGACGCGTATTCTTGTCTTTCCCGTGCGCTGATGAAGCAAACATCACAAAGCCAAAGCGTCAACGCAAAGTGACTGACTTGGTCTCGCTGTTTGACTTGCACTACAACAATATGGTAAAGAACAACTCGCTTGAACTGCCGATGGTTACTTTCAACTTATCGATGGGCCAAGAAGTTGTTGCTATGTTGCCTCCACCGACTATTGAGTCAGTTGTGCTGCTCGAGCCACCGCCTTTACCAAAGAACATGCGGATACTTGCAGAAGCTTTGAACCGTGTCAGCGAAGTTGCCTTTGACGTTTCTACACCGTCGATTATTCAGCTTACTCGCATGCTTGCTGGCGATCGGCTGCTGTGCCAAGCTGTATACCTGAGCACAGGTAAAGCTGTTATTACAGACGCAATCTGTAAACGGCCTATTGTTCACTTTTTCACACTGGCCAACTCAGGTCGCGGCAAGTCACGAGCGTATCGACGAATCCGAGACTTTGCAAGACTTGTGTCGCAAACCCTACAGGCTGAAGGCTCGATGGGCGCGTTGCCCCTTACCCCAGTTCGGGACATGGGCAAAGGCCTTCAAGGCGCAAACAAACTTGCGGCCAGTATCTCACTGTTTGAAAAACAAGCCGCAGCAATCGGGCTAGTCGATGAAGCTGAAGCCAACTTTGCTACGTCTAACGACCCGGGCGGGGCAAAAGCTTTTCTCAAAGAGTTTACTGAAAATGTCTGTGCCCCAGGCGCAACAACTTCAGCCGACAAGAATACAAACAGCGGTCGAGTAGACTTGCAAGATTACGTTGTTCAGCTCGCTTATCTGTCTACAATCAAGGCAATGAAGCCGGTATTAATGCAGCATCTTGGCGACGGGCTGCTAGCTCGGCTGGTACTGTGGGTAAGTAATGAGCCGGCCATTGATGCAAACAGCTGGAATGGCAAGTTTGAAGTTCCAGACGGTGAAGTTCAAATCGACCTATCGGAAGCAACAAACCTGGTTCGTCGCTATACTACTTCGCCTACTGTTACCGTGCTTCATTCTCAAGAATTGTTGCGCTCAAACGTTCCATTGGTAAGAAGGCTACTGGAACTTGGAACAGCAAGTAAAGGCGACGGTGGTGACGCGGAAGAAGATGCGTTTAACCGTTATATTACTTACGCGCAATATCTGTCGGCTATCTACGCTTGGTCTGAAGAACCTGAGAGTGCCAGTCATACTGTTGAGTCTCTTGAATGGGGCATTGCAGTCATGGAGTTTGTTAAGCAAAACGCTCAGCTACTCTTTAAAAGCATTGCGAGAACTGTTGATACAACTACACACCAAGCCAAGCATGCAATGAACACCGTTAACCAAGCATCGCGCTATGAGTTAGCTGTTATTAAATTCTATACGGAAGGTACAGACCTTGATTCAATTCGAGAGTTACTGCGCAAAGCTGGCCGATTATCAACTACGCTGGATAAAAGCATTCAGTCTCATGTACTAACAGTCGGGTTATTTAGTCAGTATACTGCACGATTCTTTGGCTTAAGCCGGCCAGAGATTAGCACTCAAGGCCGAGACGAAGCCCTTAAAAGTTTAGTTGGCCAAGGCATAATTGAGCTAAGAACTCCTGGCGGTATTCCGCTGGGTATTACTGCTTCTGCGCTCCCAGCTGATACTCAAGTTTATATAGTTCAACAGTCAAATGAAGAGTAATAAAGTAGGTTACAAAAGAACAAGTAATAAGTTATAATTGAACTTCATAAATAATAGTTGGAGTTGATAAATGAAAATCAAATTGCTTAAAACAGTTGGGTTACTTGCTCTTTCTGCAAGTGTACTTTCTGGTTGTGGCCGTGACGCAGATATTGCTTCACGCAACCTGTCTGCTGCAGCCGACAACTTTGAAATTACACGGCGCATCGTTTTATACAATGGAATCACTGGTGGCTATATGCTGTCAATTGAAGGCCGTTGTGCGTTTGACGCAAGTAGCGCGCGCAAGTTGGACGTTACTTGTAAAGTTGGGCCCAAGGAGTATAAAAAGCATTCGCTTGGTTTGTCAGATAATGTGACCTACTTCAGCGAACAGCTGTATGGTGCTGACGTAAGCGTTTACCACTATCGCGTTGAGTTCAAGCCTCAAACAATTCTGCCGGACATCCGTGTTAAAGGCAGTTCAGACGCTTTGATTGACGCTGTTACGCCAGGAGTAAAACAATGAGCGGAATGACTGTTCCAAAGTGGGAAGCCATTAAAAAGTCGCTTGAGCAGATTAAAGAGCTTGAGCTTAATGCGCGGCTTGAGCTACTTGCGCGCTCGGGTCATACAAAGAAAGGCTCAAAGACCGTTGCGATGGATGGCTATAAACTGTCGTTCACCAATACTGAAAATGTCAAGGTGTTTGAGCCTTCATTGGCTGACGCACGAGAAAAGCTTGGCAAAGAAAAATTTGCCGGCGTTTTCAAAGTCAGCTATACTATCAGCGCAACAGGTCTTAAAGCACTAACTGGCGATGATCTTGAAGCAGCTCTTGAAGCCATTACTACTTCGCCAGGCAGTCCTCAGGTCAAGATCACTAAAGCGCCGGAAGTCGAAACCAACTGATTATAACCCAGTTGCGCGTTGCTGGGAACATTTATTTTAAATAAAGTTGTACAAGCCTTAAGCAGCGCAATATAATAGCTAAATGAACTGAGAGACAAGATAATGGAAGTTAAAGTAACAGGTGCTACACCGCCCGGACCAATCCGAATGGCCATTTACGGCCTTAGCGGTAATGGCAAGACTATGATTGCAGCATCTGCTCCAGCGCCGCTTTTGCTGAACGCTGAACGCGGTTTGTTGTCTCTCAGCCCAGACAATATTGCCAAAGTGTACGGCGCTGATCAAGACTGGGTTACATACAATGTTCCGTACATTGATGTTTCTACAGTTGCCAAGCTTAAAGAAATTTATGCATGGCTGCAAACGCCCGCTGCATTACAGTATAAAACAGTTATTCTTGACTCGTTGTCTGATACTGCAGAAACAGTTTTAACCGAAGCCTTGGCTAACCCCACAGTAAAAGACCCGCGTCAAGCATATGGTATTCTCGGCCAAGACGTTCTTGGTCTGGTGCGTGCGTTCCGTGATTTGCCGACCCACCACAATATTGTCTTCCTCTGCAAAGCGGAAAAAGTAACTGACGATGTAATGGGCACCACCCAAATCGGTATGAAATTTCCAGGTAAAATGCTACAGTCCGGCATGCCTTATCTGCTTGACGAAGTATTTGCCTTGGAAATTGCCAACAATGGCGCTCGTCAGCTGCGGACAAAAGCAAACTGGCAATATCAGTGCAAAGACCGTTCTGGTGTACTGGACGAACTCGAGTATCCAAGCCTAACTCACATCTTTGCTAAGATGGGTTGTTCTATTTAAAATTTTGGGCCTGTAGCTCAGTTGGTTAGAGCAGTCGACTCATAATCGATCGGTCGCAGGTTCAAGTCCTGTCCGGCCCACCAAACAAATGCAGATGGACCACTCGCATGGCAAACAGTGAGGAAGGGTAGCGGCCTACCGCATTCGTAGTATGTACGGACGTCTGCACCAAATAAACAGGTTATTCCTTACACCTGGCATTTGCAAAGTAAGGTAGCAAATAAACGAGATAAACAAATGTCCCTAACTCTTAGCTTTAACGCAACTGAAGTACAACCAGCCTCTTCCGACTTTGAGCCGATTCCAGTTGGCTGGTATCAGTTTGTAATTGAGAAGTCCGAGCTGAAACCAACCAAAGCCGGTACTGGCTCCATGGTCAGCATAATGGCCAAAGTACAAGGCCCAACTCATGCTAACCGCGTTGTGTTTGGTAACATCAACTACCAAAACCCAAATCCGCAAGCGCAAGAAATTGGCCAGCGTCAACTGTCCGCTCTTTGCCATGCCATTGGCGTATTGAATCTCAGCAACGTTGCTCAGCTTTGCGGCATTCCGTTCGAAGCCCGTGTGAAAATCACTGCTCCGACCTACAATGTAGCCAACGACAAAGACTCTGGCGTGTTGTATGAAGCTCGCAACGAGTTTCAAGGTTTCCGCGCAGTAGGCGGTGCAACTGCCGCGCCAGCAGGTGCAAGTTCTGCTCCAGCAGCTCCGTCGGCTCCAGCAAAACCTGCCGCTGCTCCAACGGCCACAGCTTCTGTTGCAAAAACTGTTGAAACTCCTGCTGCTCAAACTACAGCTGTTGACCCAGTAGCTGCTGCTCAAAAAGCTCTTGCAGACGCGCAAGCCTTGGTGGCAGCCGCAGCACAAAGCCAGCCTGCAATCCCGGATGGCACCGTTGAAACTCCAAGTCAACCTTGGTAGTAGCTGCTAAGTAATGGTAAGATGCGCTGGTATTTCCGGCGCATTTTATTAACTGCATACTGGAGTAGATACTTTGGAACAAAAATGGCATGACCGCTTTATGCAGCTAGCCAGTCAAGTCGGCGAATGGTCAAAGCAAGAACGTAAAGTAGGCGCAGTTGTAGTAACTAGCAAAAGAAAACTTAACGGGGCAGGTTACAATGGTCCTCCACCAGAGTATAATGACGATACGCTAAATAATGAAAGTTCAACGTTTATGGTTATTCATGCGGAAGTCAATGCCCTTCAAAACTCTGAAGGCTCTGGCCTAACACTGTTCGTTACCAGTCAGCCGTGCCTGGCTTGCGCAGCAGCAATTGTGGCGAGCAAGCGGGTCGCAGAAGTAGTAATGCCACCTGTGGGTAATCCAGGCCGTTGGGCCGAAGCACAGCAAGAAGCAATTAAACACTTAATCTCAAACGGTATAAAGGTAGAATACAATGGCTGACGACGTAGATGTAGCAAGCGGTTATCAAGAAGTATTGTTAAACGCAACTTTAGCAAATCGAGTTGTGTATGAAGGCATTAGTGCAGAAGATTGCAAAGAGTGCGACACACCAATTCCTCAAGCAAGACGGCTTGCTATTCCTGGCTGCACGCTGTGTGCCTTTTGTAAAGGCAAAGAAGAGCGCAATAAGCCGAGTAGACGATAATGTCAGACATTAACTTTACACCGCTACCGAACCCACAGCCCTGGGTCATTCCTCCTCCAGAAGGTTTGCCTTACGTGAGTGTTACCGCAATGAAGCGGGTTCGCGACGCACTGCCCATTCCTACTGCTTGCCCTTACTGTCAAGGCAAAGTCGTACTTGTAAATAATGAAACTATTTACGGTAGAAGCGTTGGTGATTGGCCATTTTTGTATGCTTGTGCTGGTAACTGTGAAGCTCACGTAAGCGTTCATGCTGATACGGCTATTCCGCTCGGCACGTTAGCAAATAAAGAGCTAAGAGCTGCAAGGCAGCGTGCAAAGCAGTCTTTTCATGCTATGATGTTAGCCAGGCGAATGGTCCGTACTAACGCTTATAAATGGCTGGCTGATAAGCTAAACTTACCTTTGCAACAAACGCATTACGGATGGATGGATTTACCAACTGTACAACGCGCACACTTAATAACTGAAGCTGAACTTAATAGGAAAATAGTATGATTATTGAACTAGAGCAAACCATCGCACAACGTCGTGGTCGTTATGGTCCGCTTATCGAAAGTGGTGAAGTAGCCATGAAGCTTGAAGACTATTTGCGCTCGCTTCCAGGTTGGGAACGACTGGCTTATGATCAACGAGAAGCGCTTGCAATGGTAATGCATAAAATCAGCCGTATTATGTGCGGTGATCCTGACTACGATGACAGTTGGATTGATATTGCTGGTTATGTCCAGAACGTAGTCAACCGTTTGCGTGAAGAGCAAAAAGTAGCTGCTCTTACGGAAAGCCTTAAAAAACCGGGCCAAGAACTAAGCGAAGTAGTGGCCCAGGAAAAACAGCCACAAATGCCAGCCGATCAACCAGCTGAAAATAGTTTGCTGCGTTCTGAGGTCAAAGACCGATGAGTACGCCAACTCAAGAGCTGATTGAAGCCTTTCAGTTGCGACACCAAGCAATTAGTTTAGAGGCAAAAGAGCTTCCGTTTCGTACCCACCTTGGGCTTAGCGGTATTGGCGCCGAGTGCCATCGGTCTATTTGGCTTAGCTTTCGTTGGGCAACTCGCCCGTCTTTTCCGCCGTTTGTACTACGGTTGTTTAATCGCGGTCATCTTGAAGAACCGCGTTTTACCAGCTATTTGCGCTCAGTCGGTATTAAGGTACAAGACGTACACCCAGAAACCGGTAAGCAGTTTAAAGCCAGTCGGGCCTATGGTCATGTAGGTGGTTCTACTGATGGCTTTGCTTTTGGTTTTGTCGAGCACCCTAATGAGTGGGTGTTGCTTGAAATGAAAACCCATAGCCTTAAGTCTTTTGAAGACTTGGGCAAAAAAGGTGTAAAAATCAGTAAGCCGGTGCATTACGCGCAAGTTCAAACGTACATGCGTGAGTTTAAGCTAACTAAATGCTTTTATATGGCTGTTAACAAAAACAATGACGAGCTTTATACTGAATGGGTAATGCTTGATGAAGCATTTGCTGATGAGAAGCTGCAGCTAGCAGACGCGTTAGCTTTTGCTGACGAGCCGCCTGAGCGCGTTGCTTTACGGGCTACTGATTACCGCTGCCGTATTTGCGATCATCGTGCTAACTGCTGGCACTTGACTAACGAGTCAGTTGACGTTAACTGCCGGACTTGTGAGCACGCTTCGCCAAACAAAGAAGGCAAGTGGTCATGCGCGTATAACGGGTCTAATGATATTGATGAATATAATCCTTGTAGCGCTTATAGCAAACACCGGGCGTTTGTAAAGCCGGCTGACATTATTATTGCTTTGGGGTAACAATGAAAGGGAAATTTATTCCACGACCCTACCAGGAAGCTGCGATTGTGCACCTCTGGAGGTCATTTGCAGAGCGCAGTGGTCATATTAACCCATTAATGGTGCTAGCAACCGGCACAGGAAAAGCATCCTTAATCGGAATGATATGTAAAGATATTTTTGCTAACTGGCCAGGAACAGGGCGTGTGGTCGTACTCACACATGTTCAAGAACTAGTGGATCAGGATGCAAAAGCCATTAAATGGGTGTGGCCACAAGCCTCCGTTTCTATTTACTCCTCAGGGTTAAAGCAAAAAGATTTATCAGGTAGAATTATAGTTTCTGGTATTCAATCATTTGTTAATGTGGCACATGAAGTTGAAAAGCCTTCAGTTGTAATAGTTGATGAAGCCCATATGATTCCGGCTTCGGCCGAAACGTTGTATGGTAAAACACTTGAAATACTACGTGAGAAAAACCCTAAGCTTGTTTGTATTGGGCTAACAGCTACTCCTTGGAGAATGAAGGGCGGTCATTTGCTTGAATGCGGTCTGTTTAACCATCTGGCTTGCGACTTTGCGACGCGTGAAGTATTTGTACGTTTTATTCGTGAAGGCTATTTGGCCACGCTGACTACTAAGTCGACTGACACGCAATTTGACTTATCTGATGTAGGGACTATTGCAGGCGATTACAATCAAAAGCAATTGGCTAACGCCGTAGACCTTAGCGGTGTCACTTACAATTGTTGTCTTGAAATGGTAGCAAAAGGACAGCAGCGTAAAAAATGGCTTATCTTTGCTGTGTCTATCGAGCACGCCGAGCATATTGCGGAAATGCTTAATGATATGGGTATACGCACAGGCGTTATTCATTCTAAAATGACAAAAAAGCGAGAGGATGTAATCGCTGATTTTAAAAGAGAAGAAGGCGGCTTACGCGCATTAGTAAACATGGGCGTATTGACCACTGGGTTTGACTTTCCAAATATTGATTTACTTGTGCTTATGCGGCCGACCAAGTCAAACAGTTTGCACATTCAAATTCTTGGTCGTGGCACTCGTCCAGTCTACGCGCCAGGCTTTGACCTAACTACCATTACTGGCAGACTATCAGCTATCGCAGCAGGGCCTAAATCGCTTGGCTGTTTGGTATTGGACTTTGCAAACAACATTATTCGGCTGGGCCCAATCAACGAACCTATACTACCGGAGAAGAAAAAGAAGCGTGGTGGTAGCGATGCTCCACCCATGAAAGTTTGCCCCAAGTGTCAAAGCCAATGGCCAAGCCGAGTAACTGAGTGCGGAGATTGCGGCCATAAATTTCCACCGCCGGCTTATGATATTATGGCGGGAGCCTCTGAGCAAACAGCTATTGCAGGTATTGGCGACGACACGCCACAAACTCTTGACGTGCGCGATATTCCAGTAGACATGGTTACTTACGCACTTTATCAAAAGCCTGGAAAGCCGCCAAGCATTCGCGCAGTCTACCATTGTGGGCTATTGCCGTACAGCACTTGGCTTTGCTTTGAGCACAAAGGTTCTGCACAAGGCCTAGCGCGTAAATGGTGGAAAGAAAATACTGGCAATGAAAATTATCCAGTGAGTTGCGATGACTTTTTAGGCCGTAAAGCTGAATTGCAAAAGCCAGTATCTGTGAAGATTTGGTTTAAAGTAAAAGGCCATCCTGAGATACTTAGCCCTGTCTATCAGGGAGAGGAGCAAGTAGCATGACTGAACAAGAACTGTCTGACATAGAAAAAGTATGTAAAGTTTTTGTACAATTAACTTTGCGTGAGCAAGTAAACTGCTTTAACTGCGAGCATTGTGACATTCAAGGAAATATCTGCCGGTTGTTTGGCTCGCAGCCTCCTCTCAAGATTATTGTGAAAGGATGCGCAAGCTTTTCCAGAACTATTCCGTTCTAGCTTTATCGGAAGTTCAATCTAAATAATTTAAAATAATTTGATTTGCCTGTTTACAAGCTCTAGACTTACAGGCATAATAGAGTTCTAAACAAGCAAATTGTTCTCCCAACCCCTGTAAGGAATTTGTCATGACCGAGATTCAAACCCCAGTAGAAAACCTGCGTCCTCAGAAAGAAAACGTTGAAGTCAACGGCGTTGTTGTTGCGTTCCCTGGTAAAGGTACCGGCGCTCGTTACGTTTGGGACCTGTGCCAACACGCAGTAGCCAACGGCGAGTCCAGCACTTACGTCGTCGAAACGGCCGCTGCCAACACTACCATGTCCAAGCCGTCGATTAACAGCCAAATCACTTACTTCCGTAAGGCTACCGGTCTGGAACTGTCACGCCGCGTCAACACCGAAAAAGCCGAAGCGCAAGCTGCCAAGCGCAAAGAGCGTGAAGAAAAAGCTGCTCAGCGTTTGGTTGACTCCGCCGACAAGCGTGTTGAACGCATTGCTGCTCTGAAAAAGCGCATTGAGTCCGATACTGCCAAACTGGCCGAACTGGAAGCCGAAGAAGCCAAGTTCCAGGCCGGTGAAGCTGCTCCTGAAGTCGATCCAGCTAACGCTGAATAAGCTTAGCTACATAAAAAGCCCCGATTCTTTCGGGGCTTTTTCTTGCCTCCAATAAAGTAAAATTGGCTATATGTAAACGTTTGCTAATAACAAACAGCTATTTCCTATACGCAATTAATAGCTGTACTATATAAATTCGACTATTAAGGATTTCCAATGAACTCCACTTTTAGCTTTGAAAAATGCGTTTCCGACGTTGCTGACTTTCATGCAAAGTTTGGTATCAGTGTTAATCCGCTTCATGATTTTGCTCAAGCTGATTTACGTATTAAGCGGCAAGACGAGGAATTTGATGAGCTAGCCGAATCCATTGATAGCGGCTTTGGCACAATGCGGGATACTGCTGACGCTGTTATTGACATCATCTATATTGCAGCTGGTACCACACATTTGCTTGGTGACAAAGATGGCGGTTTGACTGACCACATCAATTTGTCTAAAGACGTTCTCAAAGGCTATTTCGCTATTTTGGTGCGGAAGTACCATATGTTTCCGCTTCAGGCCTTGTGGGATGAAGTCCATGCCGCCAACATGCGTAAAGAGCGTGGTAACGAATCAACCTCCAAATATGGCAACAAGTACGACATTATTAAGCCGGCAGGTTGGGTTCCTCCGTTTCTTGATGATGCGCTTAACGCAGCCAAAATTAACCCAAGCCAAAGCGCTAACGAATGGCACATAGCCAACGGTATTTAAGGAGCAATTATGCAAACAATTTTTAGTAAATACGAACACAGTTATTTAGCTATTATGGAACGCATTTTGCTTAACGGCACACCGCGTTCCGACCGGACTGGAGTAGGTACTACTGCTCTTTTTGGCACTGAGCTTGTCCATGACTGGCGCGATGGTTTTCCGCTTATGACCCACAGGGTCTTTGGCTCGGCTGGGCCAATCGGCGAAATGATCTGCTTTATCAACGGCTTTACAGACATTACTGAGTTTGAAAAACGAAAGTGTTTTTGGTGGGAAGCCAACTTGCTTGCGGCAAACGAAAAAAATGGCACACCAGACAACCTTGACCTTGGCCCAATTTACGGCAGTAAATGGCGCAACTTCCATGGCGTTGATCAGCTGACTAGCTTGCTGCATGAAGCTGAAGCAAATCCGACTTCTCGGCGCTTGCTGGTTACTTCTTGGGACCCAAGTGACCAGCATAAAGCCGTTCTTCCGCCGTGTCATTATAGCTTCCAAATCTTTATTGATGGCGAAGACCTTGACCTGTTGTTCAATATGCGGTCAGTTGACTGGGTTCTTGGCTGCCCAGCAGACATGGCTGCGTACGGTTTTTTGCAGGCAGCTATCTGCCGTCACCTCGGTAAAAAACCTCGAGAGCTTCGCGGCAATTTTGCTGACACGCATATTTATGCCACCCATTACAAGGGTGCTGAAGAAATTCTTTCAACAGCTGTAGCGCGTCCTTTGCCGCAGTGGCATTGGAAACAGCCGGAAGGCATTATTGGAATTTACACTATTGAGCCGGAAGACTTTGTAATTGAGCCTTTTGATCGTGGCCCAAGTATGAAGTTTGAAATGGCAGTTTAACGTCAGCACCAGCGAGCCGTAGCTAAAGTTACGGCTTTCTTTTACCTATTATACGCGTTATAATTGTGGATGCTCAATGGAGGTTTAAATGGCAAAAGCAAAACCAGCTGATGGGTCTATCGACCTAAAGGCATTAATTCAACGGGTTCGGCCTATTACAGGCGGCGAAGACGGCTTGGCTTCGTTGGCGTTTAGCAAAAGCGGTCGGTTATATTCCTACTACCGTAACGTTTTGCTTTCTACACCGGTGCCTACAAGCTTTCCAGAATTTTGCGTTAAAGCAGACTCATTGTTAAAAGCAGCTACAGCTACCTCAAAGCTGTCAATAAGCGACACGCGTCTGACGCTTACGTCAGGTAAAATTAAGACTTGGCTTCAGCTCGATAAAGAGTCGATTCTTCCTGAGCCAACTCCGTCAACTGACTTTGTTCAAGTACCTGACGGCTTGATAACAGTCATGAAAGAACTTGTGAAATTTATTCCCAACGAGGCGCCAAGAATCTGGGCGACAAGTCTGTTGCTTAAGGGCCAGTTTGCTTATGCTACTAACGGCAGTTACATTGTTCGTCAGCGTTTAGCTGTACAGCTACCGTTTACTTGTGCGCTACCAAAAGCGCTTGTAGCCGTGCTAGCAAAACTTGCAAAGCCAATGGCTACTATGGCGTTTGACGGTTACGTTTTGTATATCACATTTGCAGACGGCTCACGACTGTCTAGCCCTGTTTACGCCGAGCCATGGCCTGATGTATCTGACTTTTTCTTGGCAGAAGACATGGTGCCGGTCGACCAAGAACTGGTTGAATTTTTAGAGCAAGTTAAGCCGTACGCTGCCGAAGCCGACGGAGTTCGTGTAGAATTCATTGCCCCCAATGAAGCTAAATTCCAATTCGGTGAAACAGGCGCGTATGCAAAATTTGAAGGTAGCTGGATACCAATTAACTTTGCTACATCATTAAACCATATGTGGCAGTTTATTGGGGCAGGTGCTGATATTGCTTTTAAAGAGCGCTTTGCAATTGTCCGTTATCCGGACCGCACAATTGTAATTGCGGCTAGGGCCAAGGGGTAATATGTCTAGTCTTTTTTGGGTTAATGATGAAAAAGTAATCAAACCAGTTAAGCGGCCAATGCCGCCTATACCTGACACCGGCTGGAAAGTACCATCATATTTTCCTGATCTTAGTCAAGCAAAAGCAATTGCGGTTGACGTTGAAGGTTATGACCCACAACTGCTGGAAGCTGGGCCGGGCTGGGCGCGAGGCGTTTCCCACCTAATCGGGATATCTGTTGCCACCGACTGTGGTTATAAAGGATATTTTCCGTTTAAGCACATACTTGGCGGTAACATGAACCGCGAAGCCGTATTAGCTTGGGCACAAAAAGAGCTTAGCCGACCGCACCAAGTAAAGGTAGGTCTTAACCTTACCTATGATGTTGGTTTTTTGCAGTCTGAAGGCGTTTTTGTAAAAGGAATGTTATACGATTGCGGCTTTGCTGAAGCGCTTATTGACGAGACTGCTCGGCAAAATCTCGAAGCGCTTGGCCAAAAGTATATGGGTGAAGGTAAAGAATCTAACGGCATGTACAAGTGGTTAGCTGATGCCTATGGCGGAGCGCCTAACGGCACTCAACGAGCAAATATGTATCGTTGCCCTATTGAGTTAGCTGGCCCATACGCCGAGTCAGATGCAACTTTGCCTCTTGCCATTTTGCAGCGGCAATGGCCAATACTACTGCGTGAAGGCCTGATGGACGTATTCCAAATGGAATGCAAGCTAATACCACTTATGATTGCGATGCGGTTTCGCGGTGTTAGAGTCGACTTGCCATACGCCAATAAACTGCGTGATGAACTTGAAGAACAAGCAGCTATTAAAACAATGGAGCTTCGAGCACAATGCGGTTTTGCAGTAAACGTTAACTCAGGCCAAGACCTGGCAAAAGCTTTTGATAAATTTGGCTATGAATATCCGACAACAGAAGTTGGTAATCCGTCGTTTACTGCCACATTTATGAAGACGCAAACACATAGCTTAGCGTCGCATATTACTGAGCTCAAAGAGCTTATCAAAATGCGGTCAACTTTTGTTGAGGGGTATATTCTCAACAAAAACGTTAACGGGCGATTACACTGTACTTTTCGACAACTAAAGTCTGAAGGTGGTGGTACAGTAAGCGGGCGCTTTAGCTCAAGCGATCCAAACCTACAAAACATTCCTATTCGTACAAAGCTTGGCGCACGTATTAGGGGCGCTTTTGTTCCAGAGTATAACGAAACTTGGAAGTCGCTTGACTTATCGTCTATTGAGTACCGAATTCTTGCGCACTTCGCTGTAGGGCCAGGCGCCGAAGCTGTACGAGCTGCTTTCCGTGCTGACCCAACACTAGACTTCCACCAACTTGTTTGTGATATGATTAACGGCTTGACTGGCGT